AATCCGTTCTTAATAATAATATCTTTATTCGGGTTAATTCGCCTCAACTCTCTAGAGGTATCTTCCGCCTGGATTTTCCGACAGAATAAAGACTATAAATAAACTCACCGCATCTTTGCGGTTTACTCTATCTGTTTCCTTGTTTCAACTTTCCATATTATGGAAAACTGAAATAAATAGTTAAAGTTAACAGACTCGCTTTGCTTGGCGGCGAGTAGATCGCTTCTTATATGCTCTTCGGGTGCTACGTCTGCGACGTGTACCTCCACGTAAATTCGCAGGACGAGGGCGTTTACTTCCTACTACAGGAGCATTCTGGACCACAGGGACAATATGGGCGGTAAAAATATCAATTTGATCGGCAGTTACAATTTCACGATTTGCTGGATTTTTAATAGGATCACGTGGGTAATTCTTAAGTTGATTGTACATGAACTCTTTCCAACTCTCTAAACGATAGAAAAAATCCTTTCCAAATTGTTGTATACGAATAACTGTTTCTCCATCCGTAATATCATCAAAGGCAATGCTATTTGTTTTATTATTATCTGGAATATCAATAACTCCACGATTTGTTTTTCCCATCATAAGCGATGCCGAGGGATTTTTAAGTAGATCGCTAATAATAGACTGAGGGATGGCATAATCTATGGCTTTTTTTCCATCTTCATTTTTGAGATTAACATCAGCACCCGCAATAAGAAGCATACAAATGATATTTGTATGGTTTTTCCTTATGGCTAGCATTAGTGCAGTTCTTCCGTATATAGTTTGCAAATTTGTATCTATTTCAGGAACTGTTAAAAGTAATTTAACTATATCACTATGTCCGTAAAAAGATGCAGCAACAAGTGCGGTATAGCTTTTTTCACACTGAATATTTACATTTATTCCAGGAACTGCTAAAAGCAAACTGACTATCTCAGTATATCCGTTAGTAGATGCATGAAAAAGTGCAGTATTTTCATAATTATTTTGTAAATTTACATCTATTCCAGGAACTGTTAAAAGTAATTTAACTACATCAATGTGTCTTTTAGTAAATGCAGCAGTGAGTGCACTATTTTTATTATTATTCTGTAAATTTATATCTATTCCAGGAACTGCTAAAAGAAGTTTAACAATTTCGGCATTACCTTTCATACAAGCTGTAATAAGTGCTGTATTTCCATCTTCGTTTTGTAAATTTATATTTATTCCAGGAACTGCTAAAAGAAGTTTAACAATTTCGGCTCTATCAAGAAAAGATGCTAAAATGAGTTGAGATGATTTTCTAGGTAAATACTCCCCAAAAAAATATTCTTGTAATTCTATATTAACATCCACTCCAGCAGATATAAGAATATTTAGAAGTTCAATATTATTAGATTCTATAGCCCAAAAAAGCGGTTCGCCATTGTTTACATTAAGATCTGCTCCAGCATTTATAAGTATTTTAATTATTTCTATATTAGGATTCTTGTTATGTTCTAATGCTTTTGTAAGTGCTGTGTTATCACCATCACTTAAATTAACATTTGCGCCGGCTGCTAAAAGAAGTTTAACAAGTTTTGGAGTGCCATATCCTGCCGCCTCCACAATTGAGGTTGTTCCGTTACTACTCTGATAATTCACATTTGCCCCAGCATTTAAAAATTCTTGGATATCTTTGAGTATTTTGTCATCGTATGTATTATCAATCTGTCTACTATCATTATACTCAATCACAGCATTAAGAAATTTATCATCTATAGTTTCATCATTCGCCATCTCTAAATCACCCTAAGATTTTTGATAGATACAATTATGCGTTTATCAAAATAATACAAATTTAACGGCGTCTGCGGGTCAACCGCTTCTGCTTCTTCGCCCTTCGGGTACTACGACGGCGTCTGCTTACAGACGACGGCGAAGCACGACGGCGATTCTTCTGCTTCCTTCTCTGCTGTAGAGTTTTACGCGGAAAAAATGGTGGGGTAGTCCGCATCATAGGTACCATACGACGCGCAACCGTACCAGCAGGCAGAATGTACGATGGGTCATCTAGGCGTGCATTGATGTCTTCAACAAGTCCACCGCCGTTCTGCATCACCTCATCATCATATTCATAAAACTTAAATGTTCCATTGTCTACTTGAGCGGCACTGAAGCGTAGTACTTCAGGATGGTGACGTTCCTGGACCCACGGAAGGGATAAATCACGAGGTCGGGTCCAAACATTGAATAGAACTTTAAGATTTTGGTCATCATCGTCAGTAGCAAGAACCTTTACAATGGAATCGTACGCATCTGGAGCCAGCCTTTCATCGGTCACCATATAATACCATTTGCCAATATCAATGTTGGCGAAATTGACGCTGCGAAGATAGGGCAAATCGGCTGAAAATGGCGGGTTTGGTTTATGTTCGATGGCAAACGCTTCTTCCATCCTCTAATGATTACGCCGAGTTTTCTTACCGCGCTTTTTGGACACTTTACGAGTTGCTTTCCACTTTCCGTTGATACGCTTCTTATACGGACGCTGTGTTCTAGGATTCCATTTTACAACATAATAACCGGTTTTGTCTTTGTAAATATCGGAGCCGTTTTTATAAGAACCGTAGACCTTCTTTCCTACAAGTCCGCCGCGACGCATTCCGCCTTCCATCACGACGTCTTCGTCGTAAACATAGAATTTACGAGGTCCACCAGGTGCCTGGTCGTTCATACTAGCAAGTGGAGCACGTAAGTAGTCTACACCAAATTGAACGGGCATCCACTGATCTTCTTCATATTCTGTATCAGGATCTTGACTCCAGCCTAATGTCTTACGTTTGTATATAAGATCGCCGTTTACTCTATTATTTAATTTATTAGTTACACGTGCAATATAATCCTCAATAAAGTTACCATGTTTGTAATAGTAGTATTTTCCTTCAACAATATCGGGAAAATCTACCATACGATAGTGCATTAAATTGTCCCACTGAGGGCTATTGGGAGCATTGTTAAGTGCGTCCTGCTGATCCATTCCTAATGATTACGGCGAGTTTTCTTACCGCGCTTTTTTAAAGCCTTGCATGTCGCCTTGCGAGTTTTATAAGACTTAAACCGTTTGTACGCACCGCCTTCCATATTACTATTTCCTCCTAAATTCATACCGGGACTATATTTATATAGTCTAATATCTTTATTTTGAAAAGAGGCAATAGGAAAGTCTACACCTTGCTCTATATTATCAACCCAAGGTCCTAGCGGAGCTTTAGTTCGTGCTTTATAAAATGTAAAAATATAATCATCTCCTTGTATATCTTCATATTCAGCTAATAAATTAAAAAACGTAGGACCCACAAAATGTCCACCGTTTCCTCCCATATAATAAAACGAACCAGGTTGAAGATCTTGAAGATCTACAAGGTCGTAATCGGGTAAAATAATATCATCTACCTCAGGTAATACCTGATCGGGTAGATGAGCCTCCGCTTCTGCTTGGTTCATTTCTAATTAGTGCTCATTTTTAAATAGGTGCTTTTTGATTAATCATGCGTATGAAAATCACACGCAATAACCATTTTGTTTCCATCTTTCACCCATTGCCACTCCATTTCAACATTTTTTCCTAATTTTTTACCTAATTTCTTAGAAGCCGTCAGCATCTTTTTGGCGGTATACTCATCATTCACATACATTGTAAATAACAACATTTATTATAAACAGATAAAATAAAAAGTAGAGAAAATCCTCTAATACCACGCCTTTGTCGCCGCCGTCGGTGCAAACTGACGCTCTAGGTCCGGTGTCCACTTACGGAAATCCTTGTAGTCCCAAACGCGTTGGTTATCATTGTCTACAACACCGCCCTTATCAAAGAACGGGTCGTTACGCATCTGGTCGCTAATCTGTATGGAAGCCTTCGGGTCACGATCCTGATCGCTGAAACCGGTGGTTGTAGCCATTCCGATGGTCTTCGCATCCTCAAAACGCTCCTTACGTGTCTTAGGGATGAGCTCGGTCACTGCATACTTACCCTCATCGGTCTTGGTGATGACGGGCGTCCAATTGGGATCGTTCTCGTATATCTGATTCACCATCTTCGCTACCTGCTCGGTCTCGGAATCTACGACGTGCTGCGAGATATCAGTAGGGCGGTAAGAAGCCAGAATCTTCTGCTCACGCATATACTCCGCTTCATTGTCGGGAGGCATTACATTCTTGCCGTCAACAGTGTTAAAGAAGGCGCCAGACTTGGGGTCACGCCAGTAGTTATCCATCCGTCCTGCTATAAACTCATCTTCTTTTTCTGCCCGCTCCTCGGAATTGAACGGCAGCTTTGCCCAGTCTAGATTATACTTTTCCATCAGTTGATTATTGTTTTCTCTAGAAATCGTATTACGGGATTGGTCTTCTGTTTGGAAAACACGGGTGTATTCGTAGTCGTCTAGTTTATTGATAGGTGTCTTCGCGGAGGTCTCTTCGCCGTCCGCCGCCGTATTTAGGACATCGCGGGTTGTTCCCTCAAGGTCAAATGACTTAGGTGAGCCGGCACCGACCCCTTGCCCACCGATGAGTCCGAAGACGGGGTCGCGGTCATCGGTCACCTGAGGTGGGATACACTCGGAGCCGTTTGCATAGAGCCCATTGAGGTAGGTGATGTAGTCGGATAATGTGTAGAAGGTCTGACCGGTAGGGATGACGGAGATACGACCATCGGGACCACGAACTGCTGCAGTAGGGCAGCCCTTAGCATTCTGGGTCAGAATTCCGTTCGACCGGTCGTCCGCTTCTTTATTTGCCTTAGCAATATCATCGGCGTCAGTGAAGGCTTCGGCAATCAACTTAAAATTGGTACGGAGTACAACAATGGCAAGCATCGCCAAGCCGACCACAATTAATAGAATGTAATTTGACGGCAACTTCATCCCAGTCCTCTTATTCTGGTGTAACGAATTTATTCGCACTAGGTAGAATGTTCCCTCGTAATCAACGCGGACGATTTCTACCTCGTAAGGATGGTATTGTTCAAGAAGTAATACCGATTGAGTCGCCATCAACGCCCGCACTAACTCCGCTGTCGGTACTGGAGACTCCCAACAATAATAAGAAGAACAATACGCCGTCGCCGCTCTTAGATGTGCGAAATGAAGAGCAGATACCCGAACTTCGCCAACTTATCCTGAACGGTCCGACAATCTACGTGCTGATTCACGCCGATTGGTGCGGTCATTGCCACCGGTATATGCCGAAGTTCAAGGAGATTGCAAAGACGCCGGGACGTGTGGCAAATATGGCGGCGGTTCACCACGATATGGTGGAGAAGGTTCCTGAGCTCAAGAATGCGAAAATTACAGGATATCCGAGCGTTGTAAAGGTGGAGCCGACGGGTAAGGTGGAGGACTATAAGGTCCCTGGCACCCCTGAGACGACGAACGTTGTGCCGCAGATGAATGACCCTAAGGTGATGAAGGCACTTGTAAAGGCGGTAGAGACGGCGCAGCCAAATGCGAAGATTCCCGGTCCCCAGGGCACACTACTCAGCAATACTAACTTTGTGAAGAAGAATGCACAGATTACGGCAAATACACCCCAGAAGGGCGGCTCTAACGGATCGGTATTGAGTGCGTTTATAGGTGCGTTGAATAAGGCGGGACCGGCGGCACTTCTTCTTCTAGGAAACTCGCTGCTGGCAAAGCGCGGCAAGACCTATAAGTCGCCAAAACGCGCCAATCGCCGTGCGTCGACCCGTCGCAACCGCAACCGTCACTAAAGCGACGGTGCGGTAAGGACCGCAAACACTAAAAAATTGAAAATTAACCCGTCCGCCCAACCAGAGACAGCAATGGGCGCTACACAAACCAAACACACTTTCGATGATATTGTTTCACAACTGAAGCGAAACAATATTACCGTAACAAGTACGCACGCCGACCGACGCTTCCGATATGCAGTGATGAAAAAGGATGATATGCTTTTCGTTGTACGACAGTTTATCAAGACTGAAAAGTTTTCCTTGAGACACGCCGAGCGTGGTATCTTCTACTTTGATACGGTGGATGAAGCACTGGATATTGTGAATTCGCTCAATAAGAAGCCGCCGTGTAAGATTACGGCAAGTCTATGGGACGCCGAGAATTCATATGAGCGTGAGCTACGCTTCACCTTTCATACGTATGATGTACAGGAGGCGGCAAAGGAATATGAACATCTGAAAGCAAAACTTACCAAGATGTTTATTGAGCTGCAGGAGCTCACGCCGAAGATGCAGGCGATTTGTATTATTCAGCAATTTGTGGTGGAGCCGGTGAAGACGATGACGATTGCTGAGTTTGATATGAAGTGGCAGGACTTTTCAAAGAAGCCACAGCGATTCGCACCGGCACCGACCTTCTCTCCAAGCTACCCGCACCCTCACACACATCCTCACGCCCGTTAACCGAGCGTAAAAAATTGACTTTTTTGCTTCGCACCAAAAGGAAGGCACACGAATGTACAACCCTGAAAAAGATACACTCATATTCCAGTGTAAGGATATTATAAGTCAGGATGCCTATCCTGATATGTCGGTAGATAGCGGAAGCGACGAAGACCGCCGTTCTACAAGCTCGGCGCCCCATTCGCAAAAGAAGTATCAGATTCTCCTCTTTGGTACCGACCCGAAAGGACAATCGGTGGCACTCCAAGTGACCGACTTCAAGCCGTACTTCTATGTTCGAATTCCAGATTGCCTGGCAAGCGACAAAACGGCAAAGCGGAATCTACAAGATTGGATGCATAAGCTACACGAAGACGAAGAAATTGCGTTTGATGAACTTCAGCAGGTAGACTGTAATTACGAAGAGCATCAGGTATTAATGGATTATAATGGCGGCAATAAGGGAACATTTCTAAAGATTATTACACCTACAATCGCCTTGTGGCGACAATTGAAAGACCGCTTCCTAGACAAGGATACCACGACGCCGATAGCCAACAATACGGCTCAGTTGTTTGGAATAGGTGCAGTTGCGTTACTGGATAAGTATGTTCCTGTAGGGGATGTAGATGGCGTTAGTCCGCAAGGGAAAAAACTAGCACTCAAGGTGTATGAAGCGAACATTGATCCGATGCTGCGTTTCTTCCATATGCAGAATATCAGTCCTGCAGGCTGGGTCCAGGTTCCTACAAATCATTGGGAGTTTGCCAACTCGGACGATGCAAAGGTGAAGGTATATGCCACCGCCGAGTGGATGGACGTCCAAGCCGCGACGGACCAAGGAATGGCGCCGTTTCTGGTGGGCTCGTGGGATATTGAGTGTAATTCCAGCCACGGCGACTTTCCTATTGCGATTAAGGGATGGCGTAAACCTATCCGTGAACTCTATGAGCGTGGTATGCCGACAACGGTATCGGAGTTTTGCGAACGCCTTGCCAATGCTACTGTTAGACTGTCAGGCGATCTGTCACCAATTTATATCAATACACGGAAACACAGTGGGCAACTTACGAAGGACTTTCTTATGAACTGTATTTATTCGCAGCCAAAGCACGTTGAGGATAGTATCCTACGATATTTATCGATTATCAAGACGGAGTCAAAGTCCGATGTTCGCGAAAAGGCAATATCGGACCTGGATTCGTTGCTCTCGGACTATCACAAACCTAAAGAAAAATTTGGAAAGCTTATTCCGCCAATCTTTCCCTATAATGTAATTGAAGGCGATGAAATTATCCAGATTGGCATTGTGTTGTATCGCCGGTCCAAGCCGATTAGCAAGCACATATGGGTTCTTAAGTCGGTGGATAAGGAGACTGTGAAGCCGCCAGGTGAATCGGTGCCGATTGAGGTTTATTCGTACGAGGATGAAGGAATGATGTTGCGTACGTGGTTTCAGTGGCTCGGTCGTACGGACCCTGATATTCTGATTGGCTATAACATCTTTGGTTTTGATTCTAAATATATTTGGGACCGCCTACAATATTTGACAAGCAAGAAGGAGGCGGTCAATATTACAACTCCACTCTCTTGTTTGAAATCCCGCCCTACCAAGTTGGAAGAGAAGTTCCTATCATCATCGGCTATGGGTGATAATACGATGCACTTTATGAACAGCCCAGGACGTCTACAGATTGATTTGCTCCCCTATATTCGCCGTAATCACAATCTGGACTCGTACAGTCTAGATAATGTATCGGCTACGTTTGTGAGCGGTGCGGTCAAGTCAATCGTACATCTCAAAGACGAAGAGTTTGTGGTAGCAACCAAGTCTACGAAGGGCACGCTTCCTGGACGCTTCATCACACTAATGGATGATGAGAACGACCGGATTGTAGAGAAGGCGGAGGTTCTGGTTGTGGAGCCGACAAAGCTCACAATCCGAATCAAGGGCGGTAAGGCGAAACTAGAGGATAACGGCGGCAAGCCGACCCGTTGGGCACAGGTGAAGGACGACGTTTCGCCGAAGGATATCTTCCGTTTCCACCGTGGTACGCCGCAAGAGCGTGGCATTGTTGCCCGTTACTGCTTACAGGATTGTGACCTAGTGATGGAGCTCTTCAATAAGCTGGAGATTCTCAACAATTCGGTGGCTATGGCAAGTGTATGCTCGGTACCGGTAAGTTTTATCTTTCTGCGGGGTCAAGGTATTAAGATTGAGTCGCTCATCTTCAAGGAGTGTCGACTCAACGACCAGTTGATTGAGGTGTTGCCAAGCCAACGACGGAACGTTGATGATGCTCCAGACGAGCCTGAGGTGCCGAGCGAGGATGACTCTTTTGAGGGTGCAATTGTTTTAGAGCCGAAGACCGGCATCTACATCAACGACCCGATTACCGCCGATGACTTTGCATCGCTATATCCTTCATCTATTATCTCAGAAAACATCAGCCATGATACGCTGATTTGGGTGAAGGACTACGAGAATGACGGAACTACATTTCGAGCACTCAAGGAAGGCTCGGATAGGTATGATAACATTCCGATGCAAAGCTATGTAAATATTGAGTTTGATATCTTGCGACCGGATCCGGCGGACACACGGAAACACCCAGTAAAGATCAAAGATGGTAAGCGTATTGCACGGTATATTCAGAAGCCGCAAGGTACGATTCCTCGTATTCTAGAGATGCTTCTCAGCTCGCGTAAAAAGTGCCGTAAGCAGGCTGAGAAGGAGACGGATGAGTTCAAGAAGTCGCTGTTGGATGCGCAGCAGTTAGCGTACAAGCTGACTGCCAATTCACTGTATGGTCAGTTGGGCAGTCCGACCTTCAAGGTTCGTCGCCAGGTTTTGGCGGCGTCAACGACCGCTTACGGTCGTAAGCAGCTGATGTTTGCAAAGACGGTAATTGAGACGCTGTACGGCGGCGGCAAGGATCCGCGGTGCGATGCGGAGTGTATTTATGGCGATACCGATTCTATCTTCTTGCGCTTCCGCCCAAAGGACCCTGCCACGGGCAAACCCCTCACGGGCGATGCAGCACTCAAAGCGGCAAAGGACCTTACGATTGAGTCCGGTAAACTCGTGAGCTCGTGTCTGAAACCCCCGCACGACTTTGAGTTTGATAAAATCTTTCGGACGTTCTGCCTGCTGTCCAAGAAGCGCTACGTGGGCGATATGAGTGAGGACGGGCTCACTCCCGACGATTTCCACCGTAAAAGCATGGGTATCGTGATGAAGCGGCGAGATAACGCACCAATTGTCAAGTACGTGTATGGCGGCGTTCTAGAACGGATTTTGGACCCAACCCGACCTGTTGGAAGCTCAGGAGTGAAGGATGCGTTTGACTTTGTTCAGTCGACGGCAAAGGACCTTCTTGCGGGCAAGTTCCCAATGACGAAGTTAATGATTACGAAGTCCCTCCGTGCGGATTATGCCAATCCGTCCCGTATTGCGCATAAGGTGTTAGCGGACCGCATTGCCGAGCGGGACCCAGGCAATAAGCCGTCTACAAGTGAGCGAATGTCGTTCGTGTACATTGAGTCGAAAGCGGCATTACAGGGTGAGCGGATTGAAACCCCAAGTTTCATCAAGGAGCACAATCTAAGACCCGATTACAAACACTATATTACAAATCAAATTGCGAAGCCGGTGGCGCAGGTGTTTGCTCTGGAGCTGAGCAAGCTGCCTGGCGTCAAGCCGCACGACCTAGAGGCTTGTAAGAAGGCTAAGGACCCCGTGGCGGCACGAGAGAAACTTGCAGAAGAACTCTTGTTTGGACATCTCTTGAAGGTGGATGCAATGGCGGTAAGTGGTCAGCGGTCTATTGCCTCTATGTTTGTAAAAAAATAGGCAACTAAATTAAGAATGTCCACCCGCAGAAACAATAATAATAATCTTATTTTTCAAATGAATATGGAAAACCCGAAAAAGCCGAACCAGACGCCGAACCAAAAGCCGAACCAAAAGCCGAACCAAAAGCCGAATCAGAATAAGAACAAGAAGCGTAACAATACAAAGAAAGCAAATAGAAAACTAACTACGGTGTATGCGAATAAATATGTTAATAAGCCGTCAGTAAAACAGCCTTTTGCGCCAATCAATCAGAAAACGATTCAAAATATGAACAAATATTATAAAAATACGCCTTTTTAATTAAATGGACTTAAACAAAACTCACTTCACATAAGTAATATGTTCTATAATTGGTTTAGTACATCCCCCAAGAAGTATGTTAATCTCACACTTCAGCCTGATAATAGTGGTATGAAGTATGCGGGGTTCAAGGATGGTACGGCTTTAAAGCTGGTGGGAAAGGAAGGGGAGACCGTTGGTGATTTTATGCGGCGTTTCAACACGTACCGCGGACCCGAGGAGCAAATTCAAGTACTTTATACAGCAACCGGTCAGGTTCTGCCATTTATGACCGTGGTCCGACAGGATATGACGGCGGTTGTGAGCTGGGTCTAAATAAATATCTATAGAAACCTATAAGAAGGTATCTTATGCCCTCTTTGAAGAAGTCGTCAAGTATCCCAAGAAAGTTAGGCGTAAAAGGGGAGGATACAATTCTCAAAGATGCTATTGACTTCCTATTTCAAATAAAAGGAATTCAATATATTCAGAAACACCCGGACTTTGTGACGCCGAGTGCTGAAGAATTTTTTAGCCACGTTACAAATCTGGCAACAGAGGGGCTGTCTTCTTCTCCTAAAAAACGGACATGCCTTTCTAATCATTTTATATCATTTCTATGCTTTCTGACCCCAATGTTCCACGATGTTCATATGTGCTCATCTATTTTATCTAGTCTTACAATCGCTACCTATGCTCTTACACTCTATACAACTACGGGCACTTATTTACGTGAAGCACCGGCAACAGCGCCGTTAAACAAAGCATTACAAATGATTGATACAACTGCAACTGTGAATTCTATACACCCATCTCTAAATCACTTTGTTACAGTATATATGCCGTATGTTCCGAAGCAGGCAATAGAGAAGCTTGTAGCAGTGACGGAGGAGTTTATGCGGCGTACAATCACACGACTACCAACACATGTGAAATCCCATTTGCCTGCACTAGATATTCAAGAGATTGGGAAGGATATTTGCCAGGGTTTGGATACCGTTTATAATTGTTCGCCTTTTTTCCTACAATGGAAAGCACCGGTTGCCGTATTGCTAACGCGGTGCGGTATGGAGCCGTGCCGGTCTATGTGTGAAGAAATCGCCAATTTTGTAAAGTCAAAGAGTCATATGCTGACAGTCTAAACTTCCTGCCAATAAATATTATAAATGCCTACGTGCGAAGTTGTAAAGACTAACGGGAAACAGTGTAAGCATCCCGCTGAGCACATATACCAAGAGCGTGATATATGTAAGAAGCACTGGAAGATGCTACCGAAGAAAGTACGTAAAGAGTGCCGTCGTCGTGCAAGAGCCCTTAACGAATATACGCATATTCTCAAGTATGTGCTGGGTGAAGTTGTCAAAAACAAGCGTATGAGTTACCGTCAGATGGCGGAGCTTGCTCATGCAGCCGCCGACGTGACTGGAACGCTCAATAAAAAAGAGCGGCGGGATATTGTCAAACTGATTATTACAACGGTACGACTGCGGCGTGAGGTGACGCCTGCACAGGAATCTAGTGCACTTGGGGCACTTGGGGAATTGATAAAGGATATCTGTGATACATCGCCGGAGTAACCGACAGAACATGCCGAGGGTCATCACCGTTGGTCAAGTAAATATCCAGCCCCACTCGTCCGTGGCGGTATAGGATATCCTGCTCAAAGTAGTCAATAAATCGGCGGATGCCTTCCCACGACGCCGAGCTCCGTCGCAGACCTAGGACTAATGTTTGAAGTTTAGGAGCGTAGAAGGAGCGTTCGGTGTACCAGACGCGCCAGAAGCGTTCAAACTGCGACTCTTTACAATCAGCGAGCTCTGCTTCGTCAAGGATGATGGTGACAACCGTGGCGGGTTGGTAGGGACTATAGTCAATGCTGCCGGTGTTTACACCGTCAAAGATAGACATTTGGAAGGAAAGAATATATAATCGTAGTACGCTTACATATCCTTTATAACTCAACGGCACTTTCAATTTTTTCAACCGATTGAGGGGTTGCGGGAAACACCACGGCGTGCAGCGGCGGCATAAGAGCCAGAGCCAGAGCCAGCACCAGCAGCCGGTGCGCTAGCCTCACGAATATCAGCACGGCAGACAGGGCAATGGACGCTCTGTTCTAGCCACGAATCTACGCATTCACGGTGGAATCGGTGGGAGCAGTGGAGCTGTCGCCACTGATGCGAACTCTCCGCATCGGCATACGTATGCTCCTGACAAATTGCACAATTGACATCCGCTCCAATAGTGGAGCCTTCAATAATAGTAGAGCCGGCATTAATCTGTGCCTGAGTGGCTATGACATCCACTTCGTGCCAAAACCCGCGAGTACCCACAGTAGCGGTAACAGGAATATCAAGCCCCCCAAGCATAGCGCCGGTAAGAATATTAAGAAATGAGGTAGCATCTCCTCCGCCGACGGTGTTATTAGTGAGATTGAGGAGTTCATTCGCCGTGATGAAATTACTAGGATTTCTCTGGCGTCTAGGAGGCGGAGGGTTATTGGTTGTAGTAGTAGGCTCCGCGCCTGGTGCTCCCGCTGTACGGGCTGTCTGACCAGATGGGATTTCTGAGACAACACGGCGGCGAATCTGCGCCTGCGGCGTCACCGGATTGAGCGGAATTTCCACACGAATATTGGATGTAGTAGGGATAGCGTTATTGAATACATTATTTAATGCACCTAAGATATCAGGTACGCCTGCAGGAGGGGCAGGGGCAGGAATGCGGTTGCGGGTACGACGCCACTCATTAAAGGCGGCACGGCGTGCCTCTGCCATATAGATATTATAAACGTGTTGCTGGCGAGTAAAGGTTGTTTGGAAGAGCGTACCTATACGATGACGAAAGTAATCTAGCATTTCGTTGGGAAACATTGTTTCGTCGTAAAGGACCTCGGGCATAAAATTATGTAGTTCATCTAGTGTAGAGAATCCGTAGACAGTTTCATACTGCTGAGGATTATACGTCATTGTGTTGGAATTCATCGATTTCGGTCTACCTTAAGTCAATTTTTGATTCTTTAGACGGAAAAATTTGAAGAGTTTAAAGTTGTCAATTGTCAATAATAAAAGAACCGTAACAGAATGACCGAGCTGTCAACAACAATAGGTCTGGGCAATCTAGGAAATACATGTTTCCTAAATGTTGTTATACAAGCACTACGCCTTTCTCCTCCATTATGTAACATGTTTCTAACAAATACAGTTGAGCCCCGTGAGGGAAGTAATAAAAAGCATTTGTTGGAGGGATTTCAAATCATCATACGTGATTTCTGGCGCCATTCGTTACCTCCAGGTGCAAAGCCAACGCTCAATCCGCGCGGATTTCACGGAGCATTCTTGCGTACTATTCAGGAGTCTGGCGACGACTGGCATCGTTATGGACAGCAGAGCGACGCCGCGGAAACGATTCAATATATTCTGAGTGGGCTTCACGATGCGATGTATAAGAGCGTTATTATGCAAGTGGTAGGAAGGTCGTCAAATTCACGGGAAGATGAATATATTAAGGCAATCAATGCATGGGGAACGTTCTTTAGTAAGGAGTATTCGCCGATTGTGGATAGTTATAATGGACAGACTCAGACGGAGGTGATTTGTGATACGTGTAAGGCGGTATCCATGCGTTATGAGCCGTGGCTAATGCTGAAGGTTCCCTTACCCGGTGGTGATATGCCGAATCGTACTAAGATAGACGCGACCCTGACCGATTGTTTGAATCTAGGATTTGCCGATGAGAGCCTGGATGACTATCAGTGCGATGCATGTAAGACGCAGGGAAAGGCGACAATCAGGAATCGTATTTCGCGTCTACCAGACACTATTATTCTAACGCTCAAGCGATTTACAAATACGATGCAGAAGGTGGCGGGTAAGGTAGCGTGGGATATTGATGGATTTGATTTCCGACCATGGATGGCATTCAAGGGCGATCCGTTTAATAAAATGTATACGCCGCCTATCTACGAGACGACTGCATTGATTGAGCAGCAGGGTTCGTTCCGTGGTGGTCATTATCGGATGTATGCGAAACAGGAGAACCAGTGGTACGAATATGATGATAATGCGATTCAGAATGTACCCGGCGAAACTGCAACGAATTGTGATACATATATCGCATTTCTGTCACGTAAAAATAAACTAGAAACGATGAATCTACAAATGCGGATGCAGATTCAGTCGTTGAGGATATCAGCGACTCAGACTAAAAAGCCGCAAGCCGCTGCTGAGGCGTAAATAAAATGAACTAAGTAGAGGTGATATGAACTTTAATCCGCTGAAATCGGCGACACCGGCGTTGCCTAGTTTTAATGCGCCAAAGACCAATATGCTAAATAGCGTAACCGGTGCTTTTTCAAACCTATGGATTGTCGGCGCACTTGTAATCCTTGTAGCGGTTCTATGCTATGTCTATTACAAGAAGATTGGCTACTATGTGGATTTAGGCATCAAGAATATTAGCAAGGTTATCAATGGGCGTGAATCGGTAGAGGCTGAGTTTGGCAATGCAAATAATATGGATGCTCCTGGCAATCTTACAGCAACGCTGAAGCCGATGGATGCAGGTATCCCGCCCCACCCCAATCTACCAAGTGTACCGAATCGCCCGTCCGGTATGCCTGGTGCGCAGTCGGGTCAGCCTGGCACCTTCCTATCGGGTGTACTCCCGCACCCGAATTTTAGCACGGGTGGCAAACAGGTTTTCAACGTAAGCCGTAATATTTACACGTACCACGATGCGGCGGCGGTCTGCTCTGCACTAGACAGCGACCTTGCCACCTACGAACAGGTGAAGGATGCATATGAGCAGGGTGCCGATTGGTGTAACTATGGCTGGGTGATGGGACAGATGGCGGTCTATCCTACGCAGAAGGAGACATACGAGAAGCTACAAAAGGGGAACCCGCAGTACCATAATGCGTGCGGTCGCCCAGGTATCAACGGTGGATACTTTGATAACCCCGAGCTGCTCTTTGGCGTAAACTGCTTTGGTGTCCGCCCTGCCAAGAGCGCAATGGACGAGCTGAACAATAGTGAAGTTGCGCTCCCGCCCACCACAGACGAGATTGAATTTGATAAGAAGGTCCAGAAGTTCCGCGATCAGCTGGATGATACTACGGTGCTACCGTTCAATAAGAACTCCTGGTCTGGTTAGAACCGTAAACAATAACGATTATCTATGATAATACATATTGTTCTGCCCCGCTTAACCCACACTAATCCCACCTTTCTTCGGTATATTCATACTGGTTACTATCAACATAATCGCCGTATTCATCCTCTATAATAATATTAGCATCAACAAGCACACCAATTTCACGTTGGACATAGGACATAAGTATATGCTGTATGTCGGTGCGCCAGCCTGGTAAATCCGTCTCCCACGTACGCACAGGAAGGCGAGCCCAAAACGCAGTCCAATTTTTAAAGCAGCGGACATTAAGCCATTCTTGCCACATCGCCTCTACATCACGATTCCATTCAGCGGGATATACCAAATTGGACCGTATTTTATATATATTTGTATCTTTATAGTTTTTCATAGTACACAACGCAGTACACATACTGCGACGAAATACCTTTTCGGAAACTGCTAGGTTTAGCCGTTTCTCTTTGAGTAAATTTATAAATAAGTCGTTCATTTCCATAATTGTTTCTGCAGGCGTTCCTTCGTACGTTTTTTCTTCAATACATGTGTGAAACCATTGTGTAATTTTATTATATTTGATTTTGTTTTGTATTCTATGTAATAAAAATGTATTCATCGCGCCGCCAAAAGCAAAAGTTCACGAATCCACAGTAAGTTCTAGTATTACGTCGGAGGTTTTTTGGAACCGGCGTCCGCACCGCCCAGCACGGTCTTTTTGAGGTATTCCGTCGTTTTAGACCCTCGTCTATTTTGTAAGAAATCCAGGATAGCCGTAGTTTCATCTCCAGAGCGAACAGGATGAGAAGCGTAGTAAGCGTGTAGTTGCTCTTCTAGAAAACCCCAGGAGAGTGAGTTTGCTTGAACGCGTGAAGCACGCTGTAATGTGGCACCGTTAATCTGAAGGACGGCATTTTTCATACCGGTCGACTCCAAATTGGTGAGTATCTTTGTTTCGTATTGCCCACGCATTGAGCGGGCATTGGTAACTTGTTTGTTCAACGCCTCGGCAAGATTGTCAAAATGAACATAGTGCCGGACAGCCTCAACAAGGTCTTTATTTGCAGTCGCAGTCGCCATCTTACCTGCGACGGGTGTTTTTCTTTGCCTTACGTGACGAACGACGAGTTTTAGAGGTCTTAAGTTTTAATAAACCCTTGATAGCATTATTTGTTAGATTACTATTCATAAGAGCGCGACCTTTGTTCCAATTATTTTTTTCAGTGGGTTTTGTCGGAATTACAACTGGAATATATTTATTATATTTAATATTTGTATTTGGGAAATTAGTATAGGATAAGGGAGCAGTTTGAGAAGCATATGGCGAACGTATTACCTGTTGCGTTTTAGATTGTCTAGTTGTATTAGGGCGTTGACCTTTATAAGGTATACCACTCCAGGACATTCTTTCTATTTAGTTAAAATATTTTTTAGGCTATAGTATAGGCTAAAAAATTAAAGGGGGATAGTGTCCACCAATCTCTTAGAAAGAGATGCGGTCCTTGTAGGTATCGAACCTACTGCCTTCCGGTGAGCGCTATATGGGATTTCCCACATAAAATAACAGCCAGATGCTCTACCAAGTGAGCTAAAGGACCATAATGAGGGCTTATTGCCCTAAAGAACATTATCTCACGAACCTGATTTGAACAAGTGACCTAAGGAAGACATTTATGCAGTTTGCTAAAAACTACAGTCCTCCGCTCTACCAAGCTGAGCTATCGCGAGTAGTTTTTATGGCTTTTTTGAGTTTTTCTATTTTTATGGATTAGACTGGGGTTACAGACATTTTTATTTGTTTTTTTTTGAAGTTTAGGGTGGAAAGGTATAGGAAGGAAGAGGGTGTTATATATTTTTGGGAATTTACGCCTTGGCGGCAACGGGCACCGCCGGCTTCAGGTAGTGGGGCTTCAGGTAGCGCTGGAGGTTGAGGATCTTGAGCTCATCCTTCTCCGTTAGCGCCAGCAGCTTGCGCAGGGGCGCATCCGCCTTGATGACCTGCTTGTCCATCAGCAGGTGGGACTTGGCGTAGCCGCAGACCTTGGTCGTCACCTCCGAGCGGGAGAGCGACGAGCCCTTCGCAACACCGAGGAACGTGCAGAGCGCATCCGAGATGGGCGTCGGCTTCGTGAAGACCGACTCCTTCTTGACAATGGGCTCACCCGTCTCCGTCGTGGTGGCAGCGCGGCGGCGGCGACCCTTGGACGCCTTCTTAATCTCACGGGGGATCTGCTTCTCGAGCTTCTTCATGTCCGAGAGGACGGCGGCAAGCACCGTGCGCAGGGAGTTGACCTTCTCCACAAGGGAGGCAAAATCCTTGACGACGTCAACGGCATCCGTCGGCGCGGCGGCAACAACGGGGGCGACAACGGGCGCCGCAACGGGGGCGGCAACGGGCGCAGGGGCGGCTACGACCTTCGCGGGTGCAGCGGCGGCGGGTGCCGCAGCGGCGGCGGCAGTCTTCTTGGCAGGGGCGCGCTTGGCAGGGGTGGCGGCAGAGCTCATTGTTGTTATATGTGTGACCGAGGAGTTTTTTGGCTCAATCAAACGCGGGGAATACTTAGTACAGTTACAAATTTTCTATCCAATCAATTTTGTTCACCGGAAGTGAGAAAAAAGGAGAAAATATGCGCGGAAAAAATCTTTTAAACTGTTAGAGAGATGGAAAACTCTTACTCAAAATGCAAAAACATAAAGTCAAAGCGGAACCCTAAACTTCGATGCCCCAACATAGCAACCCAGGGCGACTATTGCGGTATACATCACAAACACCCAACTCCTTGGGTACAAGCAGTAGCATTACCAGGAAAGATACGTAGGATAGCAAAGCGTGTGGCTACAACAATAGCAACAGCTAGTGCCGCTGCAAAAATACAACAATGGTTCAGAGATATAAGAGGATTACATAATGTGCGTAGTCGTGGTCCCGCATACTATACACGTTCCGTATGTATCAATGATGCGGACTTCTTCTCAACTGACCCGATAGCTGATATTAGCGGTGCACTATTCTTCTCGTATAAGGACAGCAAACAACATGTTTATGGATTTGACCTACGTTCTATTGCGACCCTTATACTAAATTCAACGGATGACGAAAAGGTGGAAAATCCGTTTAATCGTGCAGTGATACCTATTGCGGAGGTACGAAAAGTCCAGAAACTTGTAAGACGGCGTACAGCTCACGGTAAAACCACGGAATGGGCAAAATTAGAGCCCATTACACCCATACAACAGTACCGTATGAAAATTGTAGACTTGTTTCAGATTATAGACGAATTGAATTATTATTCATCACCCGAGTGGTTTTTCAGTTTGACACAAGCGGAGCATCAGAAATTCTATCGGCAGCTGTATGCTATATGGACATATAGGGCAAATCTATCCGCCGACCAAAAGCGGCAGATAGTACCAAACTACGCAACAACACTTTTCAAACACTCTCCATTTATGGTCGCTACTTTTCCACTTGAGCGCCTACAAAAGCTCAATATGGGCGTAATTCGTACTATGATTACATCGGCAGAAGATAGGAATGATAGGATTCTAGGAGCTATGTATGTTATAAGTACCCTGACTCTTGTTTGTGATCCAGCACGGCAAGCGTATCCTTGGTTGTATGAGAGTGTTTTAGCACCAGATGATATCGATGCAGCTGCAGCACCGGCACCGTTGCGATTCTTTGGACTGGGAGGCTGGTTGACGGATATTTTTAACCTGACAGCACCTCAGCCGATGCCGCCGCTTCTATTACCGCCTCCGCAAACAGACTGATACTATATTTTTCCCCCGTCGGCGGATAAAAATTGACGCCCCGTTTTTCTTCTTTGCCGATGAGCATTCCCCTCTTGTTATTACTCGCTTATCCTAAGTAACAACAACTCGCAAAGCAAAATGTCTGTCGTAACTGCCGCCAAGTTCTCCCTTTCCAACCTCACGGTCGAGCCTCTTAAGAAGGGTCTGGACAACTCGCCTGCAGCGATTGTCTACATCAACTATGGTGGCGGCAAGCTCCGTGTCCAGGCTCCGCGTATGCCTATCCCGTTCGACTCTGGTGACTACCAGGGCAATGGCAAGTTCAAGCTGAACCTGGACTTCCGTACCCGTACCAGCAACCCGAAGGTTGCAGCGTACTATGATATGCTCCGGGCGATTGATGACTTCGTCATTGACGCCGGTGTCAAGTACTCCAAGAACTGGCTGGGTCTTGAGAAGGTCAGCCGCGAGACCGTGAGTGCGCTATACACGAAGAGTGTGCGCATTGGCAAGGACAAGGAGGGCAAGGACCGCTCCCCTGTCCAGTCGGTCGCCATCAAGAAGAACTACAAGACTGCTGCATTTGACGCCGTACTCTACGATAACCAGGCTCGTCAGATTGAGGGCGTCACGCCGATGGAGGTTCTGCGCCGCGGTGCCGAGGTCACGTGTGTTCTGGATGCCACGAGCATCTGGGTGGCGGGTGGCAAGTTTGGCATCAGCTGGAAGCTCGTCCAGGCGCGTGTAGAGCAGGCGGCGGAGGCGGCTACGTCGGCTCCTGCGTTCGTAGACGACGATGATGAGGATGATGCGGCTCCTGCACCCACCACGGCTGCGTTTGTTGCCGATGACGAGGCGGAGGAGGAGGAGGAGGAGGAGGTCGTTGAGCCTGTCCCCGCTCCTGCACCGGCTCCTGCACCGAAGAAGGTCGTGAAGAAGACTGCCGCCAAGGCGTAAACACAACACCGAAACCCCGAAAATCAAATGAAATCAAATGAAAAAATAAATGCACCATAAATAGAAAAATGAACTCCTTGTTTGGTCAGGATGCGCGACCCAATTGGGCATACAAGTGGTGCTATTTTTTCGCTGCACTAGGCGTTGTAAGTGTTCTTACAGGCTTGGGAACATTGGCGCTATATAAGAAGATGGCGACACCCCTTATTGTTGCATCGTTGATTGCTGCATTAATACAGGCGGCAACTGCATTCACACTTTTTTACATGTGCCGGTCGTCGCTACAACCCCGTATTTCGTATTGATATGTTGTAAAAGAATTACACGTTATCAATTGGTAGAGCCGCCTAGCGATTGCGAGTTCGCCGGAGAGTTACGTACAAAGCCCTGTAGAGTAACTGACGTAGGGCATCCACCCGTCGTGTTGCACGTTGCTGTGGCACTAGGATTGACGTTGGCGTTGGGCTGACCGGCGAGCATCGCACCGAGCTTGGAGCTGAGGGGTACTTCGGCTGAGGGACCCGTTCCGCGGAAGCCGCTGGACGGTGCCTGCTCAGGGTTAAGCGATATCGGGTTATTGGGGTAATTGTCATTTAGACGCCAGCCGTAGTTTGCCAGGTTGCGGCGGCGCGCGGTAGTGAGACTCGCATCAAAGTTTGTAGTCGGCATGTTCTACGTAGGTCCAACATTTTCTACGGAGCCCCGAAACATTGTTGGGGGAACACAGGGAGGGACATAGCCTGGATTGGGCACAGCAACGGGGCACGGTGGAGGAGGTGGTATAACTGTGGTCGCAAACCGATATTGAGCGAAACGCGTCGCCGGGTTATACGGATTATTGCCAGCAAATAATACTGCAGTTTGGATACTTTGTGTAGTGCCGGATGCCGGTGTAGCAATCACGTCCACATAGGGAATATTATTACTATCACCTCGTTGAACAGGCACTGGTGAATTGCTAATATACATCGTTGTACACTGTTGCGACTGCATACGCCCCGATTCGGATAATGATTTATAGGGATTGCCGAGTGCTACATAGTTTGTAGGAGTTGATAGAATACCACTTTGAAACGTAATAGTTGATTCAAGAGTTACTATTGTTGACTCAAAAGGCGGTTCAACATCTATAGTTGATAGAAAGGATTCTATAGTGGACATGAAGGTCGAGAATTCAGGATATACACTTATTGTTGTAGGTACGATACCCGGAATAGGCGGGCAGTACCTATTCCCTACAGGAAGCGTAGGAGGCTGTGGATATTTTCCACGTTTTTGGTATGCGGAATACATTTTGAATCTCCTAATCTAATGGATTATATCTTTTATAGTTAGGGATGCCTTCCGCACAGCGAAGCATAATATTTGATATTATAGTCTATGCGATTTATCTATGGATTGCTGTTACCGTTATATCGTTTATTGTTACTATATTACGAGGGCGGTCGTGCTGTAGCGGACCCGTAAACGCGTATGAGCATTTTCAAGACGCCGCTACAATAAATAGCAGTTTGTATAAGGCGATTTTGGAGATGACCGCTACGATTGACCAACATACACAAAACTTACAAAATTTAATCGGTGAAACGGGAACTATGACATCCCAGACGTGTTCACTCTATGACAGTGTACGTAATAAGTTTATTAAGAGCAAAGCGGCGGAAGCTCCTGCACCAAACGATATGTTTCCCTCTGAACTTCAACTGCCGGCAAATCAACAAAAGCTGCTACAGCAAAACCGTGCGAAAAATGCCGAGAAGACGTGGCAAAACCAAATAGATATGTATAACTTTCGCCGTGGTGGTGCTGTGATGATAGATTGTACAAAGGTGAATGTAGCCGCATCGTCAGATCCAGATGCCACTGAGGGATTTCAGGATACTATAGCCCCTACTACAATCGATTCCGCCTCTCAGACTCTAATGGGAAAAGCCGTCATATTTGGCAAATTGTTAGATAGCCCAGCCGTACAACAATGGTTGAATGATTGTAGAGCCATTAAGGGTACCGCCAATTATGTGAATATGTATATTCACAATGTACAAGTACAGGCGATGTTAGATAAATGTAAAGGGGATTATGTAAAGAATACAAAGGGGTTTAAATCGATGGGCGAGAAGGACCAGGAAAAGGTTAACAATGCAGCTAACTTTCAATGTACTCTAAAATTTGGAAACCAATTTGAGAATTTTGAGAATCCTCCGTATGTAAATACACAATTTGCCTACCCTGTAGGATTTCCTACAGCCTCAATGACGCAATCGCAGAGAGACGGATATGGAAGTCTTACTGTTGGACAAGTAGCCCTTGATAAGTTTTCCAAGACAGTTGGGACTACCTACCAGGACGCAATGGCTGCCTATAAACGAATGAACGCTACAAATAACACCTATATCGCATATAAGACGCAAATTGATGGTGTTGCAGCGACAAACTATAGTGAATCTGCAGCAGCGGACTTTGCGGGAGGTGATGTAAAACGAGTCAGTGTAAAAATAACAAAGTGATTTTTTTGTAACCCTAATATAGGAAGATGCTAGCACGGTTTGGACATATCATTCCGTGGATTCTAGTTGTTGTACTCGGTTTCCTTGCTCTATCCATGTTAGTTACGTATAGAACATTATTGTTTGAGGAATTTGAAGATACAAATATTCCACCACCGCCCCCGAACGCCGTGGAGCGTGCTCGTGCAATTAATGATATTAAAACATCGGTAGAAGGAACACCACAAGATACGTCTATAGATATTGTAAAAGCGGTGAATAAATTTATACTAAAATATATGACGGATATTATAAATATATATAAAGAGCAACCGGATAAAATTAATAAGCTTTTGGGTAAGACAATTGATATTACAGATGATACCTGCTATATTATAAAAATGATTCAGGCAAAATATAGTAAACAACCTACCGATTCTAAGGAAAAGCCTAGCCTAAAAGCCGAGGAAGTAACCCAGACACGGCAGAAGAAATATGATTTACAGAAGAAGCAATTTATTGAAAAATACAAGCCAGATATGCTAGAATGTTTTGTAGATGTAAAGGATATTAGCGGATTTTCATTTAGTGAAAATAAGACGTCTAAGCCGGTCAAGGAAGATAAATATGCCGAAGACAATAAGCAAATTAAAGAAGCGAGCGGTCAGTTAACACGTCTAAAAGAACAGATACAGGCAATTATGGATAGCACCGATTATAAATCGGCAGTATCTAAGCTTAAAAAGGTCCCCTCTACTGCACAATTTGGATCGGAGTTTATCACTACAAACAAATCGGACATTGTAGAAGGATATTTAAATCCAAATTATAAGATTCCAGTTCCTTTTAAAGATTCTGAAATAAATGATACGCAAAAAGAATATCTAAAATCAATTGATAGTGCACAAGAGCTTCTAAATAAGCTACAGACTGAACTAGGAAATACATTTAATACTGCAGTAAATAGTTATAATAAACTTGGGGATGATTATAAAACAATAGACTCGTCCTATAAACCATTATACCGACCCTAAATTCATTACAAGTTCGTTAGTTCCATCGTTTGGCTCTGGCTCTGGCTGCCCGTTAAAACTAGATACGGATGATGTAGAGCCACTGCTCTCACCGCTGCCGCCGCTGCCACTCATCAGCGTTACAATACCTTTGCGCACATTGTCAGCAACAGAGCCCGTTTTTGGCGGACGACCGCGAACCTTTCCCATTGCCGTAGGGGTAACCGCCTTTTTAGGTTTGTAGGGATGTGGTTTCCATAGTTGCGGCTCTGGAATATCTGGAGTCTTATCAACGACTTTTCCTTCATACAGCGTCTTTTTGGACGGAGTACGAAGACTAGTATTCGTAAATTTACGAACAGATCCGCCTACTATTATAGTATGCCCCTTACCAATATAGCGTTCAGTCATATATTTTGACGACGATAGAATCTTTTCGAACATACCGGCGGGCAAATATTGTAGACACCAGCGGCGAGTTTCGTCAAATACGACAAGTGCAATCTCAACTTTCCCCTCCACGCGTAGAAGTTCATTTGCTGCAAAGATATCAACCCATTGATTCGCAATGGATATACATTGGTCGTGAGATAGCGTAGAGCCGTCCATAGGATTCCATGCATCTAGAGTCGCGAGAAAGAGTACTACTCGTTCGACCGTCGGCGCCCCCGCCATAACGAGATTCCACATTTTGGACCATGCCGGTACAATCGGATCTACATCCCCTCGGAAACCGAGCTCGCTCCGTTCCCACCGACGGAAAATCTGTGTAATTCCTTCGCTGTTATAGTATTTTTCGGACGGTATTCCCAGTGACTGGGCAACGTAGTTGAAATACTTACGAAATATATGTATGGAGAGCGGATGAATTTCAGGATTGGTCGTTTTTGATGACAGGCACCGCATCTCAATAGAATTTATAACATTGTAGACATGATTAGGGTCCGCCTGATTCTTAATCACCCGTTCACATACCTTTATTTTCTTAAACGTGGTCATCAGCAAGCCAATATCCTTATCGGCAATAGGAATCCAATCACTCAGCCCACCGACTATTTTTGCATCCTGTGATGCAATATAGAAGTCGAGCACCGCACGTAGCATTTTATCTGCTTCTTCTTGTTGGAAAAGCCAGCCACGTGTGGAAATGCGACGACTTACAACAAAATCGGGAAAGAGACTGCTACCAAGTAGGCACTCCCAATGCTTTCCTTTTACAGCATCAACAAGAATGCGGCTGCCACGATCGCCTCGCACACTACCTAAGACAGGTGTTAGAACCCAGGCGTGCGGAATTAGGTCGTCGGTCTCTACAGTTACAAGTTCATCCGATGGTACCTCTTCACTTTCAAGCGATGCCAGGAGTTCACGTACCCAGGCGTGCTGTTTGAGTATGGGACGCTTGCTGTCACCACCCGACGCCTTAGGTGTAAATGTTCCACTAGGAACAGTAGCGGGCGTTTGAATATGAACCTGGAGTTTCGCACGAGACTTTTCCATTTCACTCAAATTCTGGATATAATCGTGATATTTTGCTATTTTATCCGCCTCCTCCAAAGAGCCAGTAATATCGTAGGCGGGAAAGCGGGTAGGAATCTGTTCGCTAAAGGCAACCAGGGCTTGATTGAAATCGGGCGGAACATCAATTAAGGTCGTTGTAATAATCGCATCGGTGATGCCGCATAGTTCCCTATAATAGAAATTAAGGTCTTCGGTTACAGGTACATATTCTGTGTAGACGGTGCGGCTATAGAGTGTTCGTCCTGCCGCGATATCTATACAAACTAGCCGTTTTACCGGGTCGGTCATTTATTAATATATATGCGGATAACTTTAGGCTTCAAATTTTATAACCCAGTAGTAGGAACTATGTCGTGTGGTATACGTCTAAAAGCAAAAGGATCAGGATATGTTAAGGAATCCGGTGGAAATAGTAACGAATTGAGCTCAAAACTTAATGAGATGATGATGCAGCGGGACCAAGATATAAACCAAATCTTTAGTACTGATACCGCACCCTATCAGCTGGACAGCGACGGACCGATTCCGAAGGCGATAGATTTGGCGGTCTATTCGCTAGCCCTGGATAAGTATGTAACGGAGAAAATGCAGCGAACACTTATGTACAAAACGCCTGCAGAGCCGGACTACGAGAATATGTACGAGGTGGTCGCCACATTTTTATACGGAGTCAAGGCGGAGAATATCAAGGGATATAAGCCACCGCGTCGTCAGGCGACGCACCTAGAAGTGGCACAATTCACGACGTCCCGTTGGGGAGCGTGTATGCTCCATGTATTTATCAATCTATAATTGTTTGGAGCCCAGACATATATAGAATAAAAACCCTCATATTTACTCTGAGGGCTCATTAGGCTGGTAATTAATTGAATTACCGAGCATTGGTACATAGAACTTGCCAGCTGCCATTGCAAGCGCGTTGGGGTCATTCTTTGTAGCAAATTCTACTTGATTGACATATTTGTCAACCGTAGCAGCAAGATTACCTTGGACATCTGTGAGTCCTAACGCCTTATTATAGACACGGAACGCACCGATTTGACCTTTGAAGGGCATAGCAACAGGGGTCCTTAGGTAGAGAGGGTTCATCGATGAACCGCCACCTAGTGAGTAACCAAGGTATCCATTGAAACCTCGGTGTGTGAGTCCAGCCATTGCAACAGGACCAGCGCCATTAATATATATTTCGTGTTTTCCACTATCATATACGTAAACAATATGCGACCATTGAGCAATAGGGACTTTACCGGCATTGAAGAATGTATATCCTTTTTCATTGGATAAAAGAGCAATTACTAGCTGTCCTTTGTAAAGTGCGATTGAGGTATAGCTTGTTGTATATGTTGGACCTGTTAGGATAGCAAGGATTTCGCACGTATCTACATTGGGATTAATCCATAATTCACGAGTTTCCTTAGCATTAACTACACTATTATCTACCTCAATGCGTACAGTTACGTAATAGGGTCCTCCTGTAGCCAGTAGCGCATTCCACCAGACAGAATCTTCTGTAGTCTTCTGGTATTGTGGAGCGATTGTACCACCGCCAACTCCGTTGCCGGTGCCGTCTTTTCTTTCGATTATTAGATTCCATGCATAATTATTTCCAAACGCTTTACCCAATCCAACAAGAGATCCGCCATTCCAAACATCTCCCTTGTCTGTAATAAAACTTACCTTGAACTTTTGCGAAGTAGATGTTGGCTTGTAAATAGCATCCATAAGTTCATTTGCAGTATCCTCTTCTATATATATAGAGCAACACGCTGCAGTGTAGTATCTACCAGGAATATTAATATCACCATTTGTATTAATACCAATATGTCCTGGCGGCATACCGCAGTCACCCCAGGTGGATCTACCCTCTATAACGGGAGTTAAGGGGTCAAATACAGTAGGCACATATTTCTCAATTGTAATCTGAAGTGCGGTATCTTGAACAAATAGAATAGGAGTTGGCTTTTTCGCACTTGAATTACCAAATACGCCATTCCAGCTAGTACCATCGGTACATTCGGTCACAATAAAGCTATATTTGATACCTGAATTATTACCCGTCACTGTAGCCTTGTATAATAGACCATTTGCAATATCGGTATTTATTTGTCTGAATACAGGCTGCCATCCTGCGCGGTCAATGTTAATAATAAATGCAGGGGCTTCTTGGTGGAATTCCGTAGAATAGATACCCATGCCTACATCGGCAATCGGTAGGAACCAAGTCTTCAAAATGGGCGGAGGTTTGCTGGGAGCTTGTTGTTCCGATGAGACTAAGTTAGATGCAGGACCATTCAAAATCTTTGTTGAGAATGGCAATCCGAGAACCTGAGCAACAAGGTTAGGAGTTCCTAGAACCGTTGTGCCGTCAAATTGTACACCCTTTGTATCGCATACCTTAGTGCCTGACGCAATAAGTGGACCGTTATAGATAGCATCACCAGAATTCCACTTACCGCTCATTGTATAGGCGGATTTCGCATCCGCATTTGCAAATGAGGAACTATCTACATCGATGACTAAACCGTCGCGAGTGACTCCTACGCAGGGAGACGGTGTCGAACGCTTTGTATTGATGCCAAGGCAACGCATCACGGCAATATCCTGTTTAGCAGAGTCAGTTTCCGAAGTCATTGCTTTGTAGGTATTTGCAAAAATCTCCTTTACTTTACCCCACGTGAGTGTATTGATTCCATTCAAAACAGATGGGTCAGAGGGATACTCTGTGCCGCCAGGTTGGCAGCCCGCCATACGCCACTGCTGCTGTACACACTGGTCAATAAAGGGTCCAGGTGTATTATCAGGCAGATTACAGGGGTCAAAGTTATTTGTACCAATACAGAGCCACATAGCGGCTTGCTGTGTAATAGGGTCGGCTCCGCCCTTGATGAGACTATAGAGCTTATCATACGCTGCAATAGCATTAGAAACCGTCGTAACGCCGCCCTTGTAAAGTACAGGTGCAACAGGTACATTTTGTCCGGTTACAATTTGTATAGCAACCTTATCAAGTGTGCCAGGCTCTGTCGATGTCTGTAGCATCTTGAGAATAGCGCCCTGCTTGGTATATCCAAGACTCTTTGCAAGTGTCACAAGACACGCGGCACTGAGTCTGCCGTTAATATCAGGTGTACATACAGTGGGCTCAGGACCGGCGGGTGCTACACCGTTCAGCGAAGCGCATGCTGAACTATAACTACCACCACCTTGCATTAAGCACTCGCCATTGGGTATTGAAACACCATTCATCTTGTCAGTGCAATCGGATTTCGTATATAGACGAATGCTGTAGTCAGCTGAGGGGTAACCAAGAGTACCGCAATCGATGCCTTGAGGTGTTACTAAAGGTTTTTCCTTACCAGGGGGGAGAGGGCAGGAGCCGCTATTCATAATTGTTTTTGTATTACACACAGCAGCAGGTGCAGTAATATTACCAATCGTTCTACTCTTAGTGTATTTCTCTGTACCATCTATGTTTACAGGTATTGCCGCGCCGGAAGGGGGGCAAAAGCCACAGACCCCGTTGACGGAAGGGGCATCGATTGCAATACAGGATTTAATGCGAGAACAATTCTTAATCTCTTCAAGTTGCTGCGCAATCGCCAAATCCCAAATCCATTGACCGTTGCCGTAATTGGGTATTCCATTAATACCATCGCTATTCGGACCCTTGGGGAAAATAGGACCGCTTACCTGTCCTAGTGCTCCGCTGCTGGTTAGATTCATGTCGGGTACATAATACCATCCACAACCGACAGCGGCTCCCTTGAGATGAGGAGGTAGATTGGCGGGCATCTGTGCCGATTTACACCACGTGATATCGGCATTTGTAAATTGACTGTTGTTATCGGTTTGTAGATTGCGGACAATAATGTTTTCAGGTATATCCAAGTATACGTCAGGTTGATTGACTGCAGGAGTCATAGCATTTGTGTAATTAGGCATTGCGGCATTTGTCAGGACCTCCTTGCCGAGTATGTTCTCTAAGTAGTTTTGCTGTCCATCTGTAAATGTAGTTGTCATAGACTTTAGAGACGACGATGTTGGACTACCACCAGAAATAGATGCTAAGAAACTTGACATAGTCGTCGGCGCATTATTTGTAGAGCCAAGTACGCCGGAAGTGTTTTGGAATTTTTCAATAGCACTGACCTTAGATTTATGTAGCAAGGCTAACACGGTCAGTGATACAACCATTATAACAACTATAATCAACCAGACAAGCATCTGATAACCCTCTACGTTGTTTTAATAATTTTGTTTATTGGGGCGACGGCTGATAATTTATTGAATTGCCCAGCATCGGTACATAGAACTTGCCGGCTGCCATTGCAAGCGCATTGGGGTCATTCTTTGTAGCAAGTTCCACTTGATTGCCAACATAGGTGCCAATCGTTGCAGCAAGATTATTCTGAACGTCTGTAAGTCCGAAGGCACGATTATAAACACGGAACGCACCGATTTGACCTTTAAACGGCATTGCTTCAGGAAACCGTTGGTACAAAGGATTGACCTTTGAGCCGCCGCCTAGTGAATAGCCGAGGTATCCTCCGTAGTTTTTGCGTGTAAGTCCGGTCATTGTGACTGGACCGGCGCCATTGATATATATTTCGTGGGTACCGCCTTTCTGGTTGTAAACATGTACAATGTGCGACCATTGTCCCGCAACAACAGAGCCTGCATTAAAGAATGTGTACCCCTTCTCGTTTGACATGAGACCGATGACAAGTTGACCCTTATAGATTGCCATCTCAGTCCATGTATCTGTGTAGGATGTTCCGCCGAAAATGGAGAGGATTTCGCACGTATCTATATTGGGATTAATCCATATCTCGCGCGTTTCCACCACAGTTGTCGTAATACTTAGCGACAATTCTGCATTAGTTGTACCGTTTGCAAGTCCATCCCACCCTGTGTACGGTGGAATATTCTTACCTCCATTCTGTTTTACGTAATAGTCTCCGTCGGGAGCTACTGGACTGGGTCCTTTACCATTAATAAAGTATAACCACCCACCACTCGCCATTTCAGTAACAGGAGCACTAAACGAAAGACCTTTACTGGGTACACTGAGAGTTACCATAATGCTTTGCTTACCCGATTTAATAACATCGTTGACTGTCTCAATAAGGGTCGTTATTGTACCGTCGGGCGATTGAATAGGATTTACAGCGTAATTAAATGCAATAGAAAAATAGGTCTTTTGGTCGCCGCCTATTCCTATACCACCTGGGGGGTAACCAATGTCGCGTAATGTACCTCCCGCCGTCATAATAGGTGACATTACATCAAATGTAGGGGTTACGTATTTCTCAATTGTAAACGATAAGGCGCTATCTTGAACAAATAAGATAGGATCGGGCTTTTTCTCCGATTGATTACCAAATACGCCGTTCCAGCTACTACCGTCGCTACATTGGGTTATCTTGAATTTATAAGAAATTCCTGAATTATTGCCCTTGACTGTTGCAGTATATACAATACCTTTAGCAATATCGGTATGTATTTGTTTGAAAACAGGCTGCCATCCTGAACGGTCGATATTAATAATAAATTCAGGCGCTATTTTGTGAAATTCCGTAGAATAGACACCCATGCCTACATCACCAATAATGAGGAATCCAGTCTGTAAGATTGGCGGGGGTTTGCTGGGAGCTGTGGGTGAGGAGACTTTGCTAGAATCAGGACCATTTAGAACCTTCGCTTGGGCGATTCCAAGTACCTGTGCTATGAGATTAGGAGTTCCTAGGACCGTTGTGCCGTCAAACTGTACACCCTTTGCATCGCAGACCTTTGTGCCTGATGCGACCAAATCACCTGTATACACAGCATTAACCGATTTCCATACGCCGTTCGTTGTATAGGCAGCCTTTCCATCAGGATTTCCAAATGCGGCACTATCTAAGTTAATGACTAAGGCGTCGCGAGAGACTCCTACGCAGGGAGGCGGTGTAGAACGCTTTGTGGTAATGCCGAGGCAACGCATCACGGCAATATCCTGTTTAGCGGGGTCGGATTCACCTCTCATTGCGTTATATGTATTTTGGAAAATCTCCTTTACTTTGCCCCAGGTGAGTGTATTAATCTGATTTAGAGTTGAATCTTGCGATGGATATTGTGTACCGGCAGGCTGGCAACCCGCTATACGCCACTCCTGTTGTATACATTGAGGAAAGAAAGGACCAGGCGTATCGTCAGGCAGATTGCAGGGGTCAAAGTTGGTTGTACCAATACAGAGCCACATCGCCGCCTGTTGAATAATAGGACTGGTTCCACCCTTGATGAGACTGAAAATATTATCATATGCAGTTACGGCGTCAGCAACAATTATAGCACCGCCTTTGTAGAGTACAGGTGCAACGGGTACATTTTGTCCGTTTACTATTTGTATAGCAACTTTATCAAGTGCACCAGGGTCTTCGGACGTCCGTAGCATCTTTACGATAGAACCTGATTGCGTGTAACCAACACTCTTTGCAAGTGTGAGGAGGCAGGCTTTGCTGAGTACACCGTTAGCATCAGGTGTACAGACAGTAGGTCCAGGAGGAGGGGGTGATACACCATTAAGAGGTGAGCACGCTGCGCTATAACTACCACCACCTTGCATTAAACACTCGCCATTTGGTACCCAGTTTCCGCCCATGTTTGTTATACATTCGTCCTGCTTGTATAGACGAATGCTATAGTCGGGTGATGGATAACCGTAGTTACCGCAATTGACACCTTGAGATGTTACTAGGGGCTTTGCAGCAGGTCTGTCGCACTCTGCGCTGTTCATAATAACAGGTGTATTACAGGTTGCAGCAGGCGCTGTGATATTATTGATTTTTACAGATTTGGTATATTTCTCTGTTCCATCTCGGCGTATGGGAATCGCTACACCGGAAGAGGCACAAAAGCCGCAGACGCCGTTGGCGGAAGGGGCGTCAATTGCTATACAGGATTTAATGCGAGAACAGTTCTTAATCTCTTCAAGTTGTTGCGCAATCGCCAAATTCCAAATCCACTGACCATTGCCGTATCCAGGTATTCCATTAGCACCGTCGCCATTAGGACCCTTAGGATAGATAGGACCGTTTGCCTGTCCGAGTGCTCCGCTACTGCTCATTTTTAGGTCGGGTATGTAATACCATCCACAACCGACAGCGGCGCCTTTGACGTGAGCCGGTAGATTGACAGGCATCTTTGCCGATTTACACCATTGAATATCTGCATTAGTAAACTGACTCTTATTATCAGTTTGTAGATTGCGGACAATAACGTTTTCAGGGGAAGTTAAGTATACATCGGGTTGATTGACTGCCGTGTTCATAATATTTGAATAATCAGGCATTGCAGCATTTGTCATGACCTCCTTTCCAAGCACGTTTTCTAAATAGTTCTGCTGTCCGTTAACAAAGGTAGTAGTGAGGGATTTTAATGACATACCAGATGTAGCACCACCGGATATAGAGTCTAAGAAACTTGACATAGTGGCTCCATTGTTAGTTGCTCGTGCTAGCATTGTCGAGGTGTCTACAAATTGTTCAATCGTATGAGCCTTAGATTTTCGTAATAAGGCTAATACCATGAGTGAGACAACCATCACAGTAATTATAATCAACCAGACGAACATCTGATAAATTCTCTATGATAATTTGCTAATTTAATTATATCCAGCGCACATTTCTAATTATTGTTAGAAATACAGGATATTTAGGAAATCGATAGTATAAATATGCCGGAGCCTCCGTTGCCTCCGCTGCTTCCACCGCCACCACTGTTTGCAGGCGCCGTAAATTTGAGTTGCGCACTAGGAGCACCTGCACCGAAAGTTTCACCAGCATATGTAATACCTGGACCACCTGCCCAATAATCTTTAGGGTGTCCTCCAATACCGGCACCCGCATTAGATACAGGACTTCCGTTTGGACCACTTGTGCTTCCACCCTGTGTGCCGGTAGATGAGCATCCACCGCCACCACAACCACCAGTTGACTCAGGACAGTATTGTCCTGTACTACCACCAAAGGCGCCACCAACGGCGATAACAGGAATTAAGCGTCCACCTGAAAAGATAGTATTTTCACCATTCTTTTTCCCAACGCCACCTGCACCAATTGTAACAATATATGTATCGTCTGGAGTCAACTGCAGGGTTCCAGAATTGTATTGCGATTTGAATACGCTGACTTGGTCTACATTTGTTTGTAGACCGCCGGCTCCTCCGCCGTTTTTGTAGCCACTTCCACCCCCGCCACCTAGAGCGAAGTATTTAACATTTGCCTGGATATTTGTTTTTACAGTGGCATTGCCTGTAATAAAATAATACGTCGTGCCAACTACAATTTTACGTTCGTAATTTCCTGAAATAGAGATATTGAGTGCAGGAGCGTTGGCTACACCGGTAATTTTACGGATGCTGAGTGCGGAAATAGTCTTATCAAACCCACTTGATCGAAGATCAGGCACATCATATGTATAGGTGTTGCTCCGCGAGCCAATATCATCTTGATATGCTATAACAGCATACCCAGAGGGTACGCGTAAAGAACTTACACTATCATTCTTAATATATTTGGTAAAGGTTGTAAATGGATATTCTCCTATATCTAATGGGACACCGTTACCGTTGTAATTGTAGTCGGAGTAAAATGTAGGTAATGGGGAAAATATTGTGACGGGTGGGCAGGACGGCAGAGTTGAAGGTGATATATCAATACCTAAACATTTCTTCACACTTGCGTTTTGTTCGTCAGGGGCACCACTGAGCATAGCATTGTAGTTTGCGCGGAACATATCGGAAATTTGCCCCCAACTCATGGAGCCGTATTTTGCCAGATCTTCGTCTTTTGCAGGATATTCTTCACCTGCAGATTGGCAACCCGCCGTACGCCATAATTGTTGTATACATAATAAGGGAAACGGACCCTTTTCATTGTTTTCAAATCCGCAGGGGTCAAAATTAGTTGTACCTACAACAAACCATTTTGCTGCTTCACGTACACGAGTATGAATACCAATACGTATTTGTTCTTTGAGTTTCATATAGAGATTTGCGGCGGTATGTAAATCTATTTTTCCGCCGACAGCGCCGACTCCGCCAACATTTCCGCCGCTCAGAATTACATCAGGTATTTCTATACCAACATTTGTAAGTTGTGCCATTGCAATACGGTCATTCTCTTCGATGCGTCCCCCATTTTTTAGGATACGTATTACTGCACCGCGACCTGTGTAACCAATACCTTTTGCTATACTTGTCAAACAGGCTGTGCTTAACCGTCCATTTATATCTGGAGTACATACGTTTGATGTAGGTTTATTCAATTCTGCACAAGTCTCACTATAATTGACTCCATCGGGACTTGTACATTGACCGTCGTAGGATAATACACCCTTAAAATTATTACATTCACTTTCATTGTATATACGAAGTTTCTTATCGGCGGATGGGCGTCCAAACTGATAACAATTTGTACCATCGGATGCAGCAACAACACGTGTTTTCTCTCGGAATGTTTCACAGTCGCTGCCATTCATTAATACGGGGACGCCGCAGGTCGCATTCACGTTATTTAGATATTTTTCGGTTCCGTCGCTTTTTACAGGCACGGCATAGCCAGATGTAGGACAGAATCCACAACGTCCGTGTACAGCGTTAGTATCAATAAGGTTGCATACAGTAATTTGTTTACACGCCTTGATTTCTTCAAGCTCTTGGGCTTTTACAAGATCCCATATCCAGCGTCCGCCGCCGGCAAGTCCGTCGCGAAACACAGGACCGTTTACAGTGCCTAACACACCGACTGACGTGAGTGAGGGGTCCTCTACGTACCACCAACCACAGCCATCACGTGCGCCTCGGAGATGTCTTGGAAGATTCGCGGGCTGAAGTGCGGAGCGACAGAATTTATTATCGAAGTCTGTATATCCGTTGGTAGGATCCGAAATAAGACGTTTGGCTACAAGAGTAGAATCGGCTGTATCCATATCTAGAAAAATGTCGGGAACAACAACTGCTTTTGTCATATTATCAACGCCTGGATTTGTGAGAATTTCTTTAGGATAGTTCTTATAAACAATTTCCTGAGATTTCAGAAACGGTATTTCAATATCAAGAACGTTAGAAAATCCTTCACTTACATAGTAGCGGTAACTGAAATAGATGAGCCCAGCGGCTAAAACTAGAACAAGAACAAACAGTCCTAGCATCCCCTATTTATCCAATAGTTTATCGTAAGACGATATATTATTGAATTAACAAGATATTCCACTATGACGGGCACGTGGACCTGTATGGGTGAGTTACGGGAAGCTTTGACTGTAACTTCCACTTACAAGCCAGATGTCCCTCAACCATCTTTATCTCAACTGGGCTGAGAGCTCTGTTATACAACATAAATTCATAGATAACTTGTCCTCCTTGTAGCGTACTGTTACCATTAGGCAAGGCTGCACCGAGAAGTGTAATTGCCGATGCAGGACCTGCAATATAAGATGATGTTGAAATAGCTTTATTTCCATTATAGTTGCCAAAAACTCCTTTTCCAGGTACTTGTAAAATAGAAAGAATGAAAGGGCTCTGAAGAGTAGTTCCTTTAACAAACTCACCTGTAATACCGTTTGTATTATCATACAGTGAAAGTGGACTTGCCCAACCATAGTCGCTATTAATAACTACAGATCCAAAATTTGTCCTATCAAAATTATAGTAATAAGTACCACCTCCTACAATGTTATTATTTAATCCTGTAGCAACCATAAATAATGTATTTGTTTGCGAATAGGGAGCATTTAATGTGTAAAATCCTCCAGCAAGCCCAATACCTCCACCAGTTACAAATGAGCCTCCTCCTCTTTGTGCTGTTGCATTATTGTTTATGCCTGATTTATCAACCAATGTTGTAAGCCTTGTACCTGGCATAGGAGGTGTTCCATTTCCGAGCGGGTCCGCGCCATCGAACCATAATGCCAAGCCTTCGGTGACATCTCCGCAACCATACCCCTTAGTAGCAGTATTCTTGACCTGATTAATACCGTAGCACTGCTGGATAGCAGTAGCTTGTTCAGCGGACTGCTCTGCGGTGGCATTGCCGAATCTACCACCAAGATTGTTAGCAGTCTTGAAAATTCCATCAAAGTAATTTTGAATCGCCTGTAGATCTGTCATTTGCATCAACTTGTTTACGACCTGTATATCGGCTCGTCCATTCTTCATAGGTGCCATTGTACCGCTGACCTGGCACGCCTGGAAAGGATACTGCTCGCGGCGGGCAGGGGTGCTTTCTGTGTTCAACAGACCGCTAAAACGGTCGGCAATGTTTGTATATGTGCCATCGTATAGCTTACCATAACCGGCACTACCTTTACGATTCGAATCCGAGCCCGTGTTTAGCCAAATGTATTGTAGGCATTGAGGCGTTACACTTATCATTGGTGCAGCAACAAGACCTACAGAGCCGTCGGGATTATCAATGATTTGTTCACAGGGGTTTACAATATCAAAACCGAATAAGAGTTGTGCTGCAGCATTCATAGACTTCATACGAGTTTTAATGTCATAGCTGAGCACATTTCCATTCACATCCTTGCCTGAAGTCGCCGATTTATACAATCCATTCAGATATGTACTAATCGCATTCAAATCGCCATAGCCATTGAGTTGTGTTAGACCACCGTTCTTTGTAGAAAGGGTGCCTGCACCTGGAATTCCGCCTACACCTTGGTACAAATCAAGTAAGCACTCAGTGCTGTAAGAGCCTGGTTTCTGACCCTCAACCATACAGGGAGAGCTCTTGAGTAGTGCGCTTGTGCTCTGTTTTGTAATTAAAGGACCTAAAGGAGCAGTTTCCAAATCCTCCCTGTAATAAGGATTTTCTAGAAAACCTGGTACTTGTGCAGTAAATGTGACCGTAGGGCTATTTGGAGAATTGCTCCAGAACCAGAATTGATTTTTTACTATTGACATTGTACTATTCCATACGGGTCCTGAAATAAGGGAACTTCCAGTAAATGGTCCAAGAAGACGAAGAGGGCTGGGAGTCGGCGGCGGTGGCGATGCTATGTTGTTATTAATTTTGCCAACTGTTTGTAAGAATGGTACAGTACGGTCCTTAGAATCCTTCATCTCCCATTGGATGATGACTGCGCGCTGTGAAATGCCAGGCGGATCAGATGCACCAGGCTCACTGTATTTGCTGTATACGCTCGGACCCTGCGGCGGACCAAAGCTATTAAACCAATTGAGAACAGACGTTCTAATGGGCGATGGGATAGTTGGATTTGTAATTGTTGCAGCGGGTTTGGAGCCATAGCACCAAGCTGCACCTGCACTTGCATTACCGCTATTCTGGCATCCACCCATTCCTGGTGCGCCGCCAATAGGAATATATTTGAAGAAGCTGGAGCCCGTCTGTGCAGCGTACATAGACGAGTTCTGGTCACTTACAATTCCGCATTCGGCTGATTGAATTCCGTTATTGAGCGCATCACGCAGATTTTGGGTTGATGCAAGATTTGCCCCAAGACGGCTACAGAGTTCCTTTGCAGAGTCGATAGTGTATGTATTCATTTGACCATTTGCGACCTGTTCCTGTACTTGGAATACTTCGGGCTGTCCTTTTGTGCGGTTTTGCACCTCCTGTATAACTAGAACACTCACATTATCGGCTTCCAGTACGCTGGGAAGTGTAAGTGTAAATTCCTGACCTGGATTGCCACCATTATCGGCGGTATAAGTCTTGTTGCTTCGCTGATGGGTGACAACAATCCTTGTAATGCCTGTAGAAAATGGAGATATGACACGAAGAACTACAGGATATGCAGCAGTCTTTTCATCGACAGGCTGATATACGTATGTATCTTTGCTTGTAACAGGAGCCTGTGCGCAACTGACATCGGCAAGCGTTCTGCCTTCTATTGTTCTACCACCTTGGAAACCACCTGTTTCACCAATTTCAGCACATTCCAATCTATTCACGGCTTTCTTACATGATGCAGAGTCGACATAGAACATACCGGGAGGGCACATACCAAGAGTGGGTTGGTATAAGGGGGTTTCACCCCCAGCCGCATCTTCGGCATCGGTACGGTCTTGTAATATAGATAATAGACCGCCAATAAATGTTTTAGGGCTGCTTCCATCGAATTTCGTGCCGCCTTTAATACAGATGCCACAGAGTGCATTCTTCGGGTCATCTAATTTAGAACAATCGCTGCGCTTCGTAAGGGAGGCTTGGCATCGGAGTGCAGAAATATATAAATCGTTTACGGGCGGCATTTGCGGGCTTACATCTTGCGCTATAACTGCCATATTTGTAGGGGATAACCTTGAAGGAGATTCATCGGGAGTTTGGAGAGCAGTTGTAATTACCTGATTCTTTGCTCGGACGGCATTAGTAAATTTCTGGGCATATTGTTGGTCTGTAAGGTTGGGGTCAAATGTTATACCGTCTACACTAAAGTTTGGAAGGGTCGGATTTAGTGTACTGCCTAACTTATTGTACAATTGAGTACCCGCATTCTTCATTGTTTGACGCTCAGAGATATAGTTGCTCATGTTTGTAACAAATCCCTCGCTACTTTTGCTCTGTGCAATAGGAATTACAAAAGTAAAAATAAACACTAAAACAAGAAGAATTACAACGATTGTTCCTCCTATCATCTACTCTAATTATCACTTCTAAATATTTGAATGAATCACCCCACGGCAAATCATTCAATTATTGTTCGGAATCCCAGCCGCCGCCTTAGAATCCATTAAAGAAATAGTGTCCCTTTGCGCTACTGTACGTGGGCCACTTCTTAGGGTCATATAAGTTAGTACCACCTGTGTAATACTTAGCATCTCCCTTACTATTCACCATCTTTGTGTATGGCGCATTTTGATCGGGCAAATTAAACATGGCAACAGTATTACACTGGTCATCCACATTTACGGCAGTTGCTGATGGTCTACCATTCACCCAATCGCCAGAGAAGGTTCCCTTTGGAATAGTATCTGGTACAATACATCCATTGCTCGATTGGGTACCACCCTTGGCACACGTCGTCGCATATGGATGTGTCTGTGGTAGTTTTGACTGTAATCCCCATTTGCAGGCTAAGTATCCCTCCACCGATTTACGTTGTGTGTCCGAGAGATTTTGTTCAAATACAATAACTTCGCTGATTGTTCCGATTAAAAACCGATTCATAAATGCAGTCGATAATGATAATCGTGTAGAACCACCCTCGCTTGCAACTCCGCATATGGTGTTGACTCCTGCAGGCACAGTTACAGTGCCTGCATATCTGGAGGGAGTTCCATTTACGTAGTATAAAGGCTGTCCCATATCGTTCGCATCCCATTGAGCAAGAGATGTTGGGGTCATAAATCGTATACTATAATCGCCAGGACCGTGCATATCGGTTAATCCAAACACATATCCTAGACCTGCGCTTGTTACAGTGGCAACTTGAGTTACAACAAACACATGTGAGCCAGGTGAGATAGATATCTTTCCAGCCGTCTGTAAAATTCCTCCAGCCTGGAAGGTGAGTGGAGAATCGGGCGTGTATATAACAGTGCCTGAAATTTTTGTCATATCATTTCCTGAACCTGATTTGTCTTTCCAGTGTGTGACAGATAAACCATTGACGCCTACGGTCGAACTATCCTTTGCATCTAACCATAACACTAAACCATCCTTTACAGGCAGTGAAGGTGGTAAAGGTTGGGGAACGGCGGGCACACCGACAATCGTAAATGACTTACGATTTGCATCATCTGTAGTGTTCGCAAATATAGTAGCCCAAACTTCGTTGGGAGCGCCAGCCTGACTGAGATAGCGATCAGGGTAATTGACCGACTGGAACGACACCATTGTAGGGTCTTTATTGAGTGAAGATACAACCTTCCAAGTGGAATCCTTTGCAAATAGTTGGCTGCGATCATTTGCATGAGCATATATACGGAAACCAGAGTGGCGTAAGAATAGAGGTGCTGCATCTGTTGTCTTGAAGCTAATACAACCAGCCTGACCAGTATTTGGGGCTGCTAACATAAACGTAATATTGGGAGTATTCTGGACACCACCGAAGAATGCCGCGCCACTTGCATACATCAAATAGTTTGTTTTCTCTGTAGGGTCGCCTAGGTTAACATAGCACGTGACACCTGGTATTACACTTGCAGGCATAATTAATGTACAGCCAAAGCCCAGCCCCTTACCTTTGGCTTGCTTAATACCATAGCACTGCTCTATCGCAATTGCCTGTGCCTTCTGATCCTTGCCGTAGTTTGCCGCCTTTTGAATATCGTTAAAGAAGTTTTGTACAGTTTGTAGGCTATCCATGCTTGTGAGTTTTCCAATGACCATACGGTCAGGCTCTCCGTTCTTAAGTGGAGCCATTGAGCCGCCGAGCTGACAGGCTTGGAATGGGTACTGGTTACGACGACCAGGCGTGCTTTCATTGTATCGGAGACCGCTGAAACGATCCGCAATACTTGTGTATGTATTGGTAAAGAGCGCGCCGCTAGCAGCGGAATACGGCGAGCGGTCCTGGTCTGACTGATTATTGAGCCATAGATACTGGAGGCAATCGGCGGTTACGTTTGTCATAGGCTTCGCAGTAAGACCGACCGAGCCGTCCGCATTATCTACAAGATCTTCGCAAGGGTTTGTAATCTTGAAACCAAACATTTTCATTGCGGCATCATTCATTGCTGCAATACGTGTATTCATATCGAAACTAATTACATTACCGTTGCTGTCCTTGCCAGATGTTGCAGTAATATACAAGCCAGACAGATATTCAGAAATCGAACTGAGGTCGCCAAAAGTATTCAGCTGGGATAGACCGCCGTTTTCTGTAGCAAGAGTGCCCTTAGAAGCGTCACCACCTGCTCCCTCGAAAAGGGTAAGCAAACACGCCGCGCTGTAGCTACCTGCTTCCTGACCGTCCGCAAAGCAAGGGGAGGTCTTGAGTAATTCCATTGTACTAGGATTTGTAATGAGAGGACCGAGTGGCGCATTCTGTAAGTCATCCTCATAGTAAGGATTCTCCAGGTAACCAGGCACAAGGGCTGTAAATATTGCTGTTTGCGATGTACGAGCGGAACTCCAAAACCAGAATTGATTCTTCTGCATAGATGATTTTGAACTCCAGGCAGGACCTCGGATAAGTGAGCTCTTTGCATACGGACCGAGTAGACGGAGAGCACTGGGGTTCGTTTTCAAATTGTTAGGACCAACCTTTGTCATTGTTGGCATGAACGAGACGGTACGATTCTGCGAGCCAGACATCTCCCACTGAATAAGAATGCCGCGCTCTGAGAGACCAGGTGGATTATTACTTACAGAATCAGAATACTCGCTATATAGATTGACGCCCTGGGCAGGCTGTGCTTCCGTGCCAAATGAATTAAAGAATTCGTTAATATATGTAGGAATTGTGATATTCACAGACTTTGTAGGCTTGTAACCGTAGCACCACGCACCGACGCCCCCTTTTTCCATAGCCTTGTCACAAAATGTAAACTGGGGATTCTGACCAATTACTCCAAATCCCTTTTTACCGCTCTGTATAGAGTATAAAGAATAGTCGGAATCAACGTAGCGTCCGCAACGTCCAGTTTGTAATCCCTTTGAATTAGCCTTTGATATATTTGCGTTTGTAGCAAGTTGTGCACCAATACGTTTACATAATTCAGTAGCTGTATTTTTATCGATAACATCAAAAGTATTATTTGTTATATTAGTTTTAGTTAATACTTGGAACACTTCAGGCTTTCCGTTAGGGCGGTGAGGCTGCTCTTGTATAATCATAATGTCGACCTGGTCCTGCTCCTTAACGCCGCGCAGTACAAGTGTAAACTCTTGTCCAGGCTTGCCATCATTATCTGCCTTAAATGTGCGTTTCGACCGTACGTGTGTAACAATTGCCTGAGTAATACCGGTGCCGAACGGTGTTAGGAAGCGTAGCGTGACATCATACGGTTCATTCGGCGGTTGGTAGAGATAAATATCTGGTACTGGCGCCTGCGCACAGGATACGTCAGGGATTTTACGTCCCTCCTTCGTCTTTCCGCCCTGGAAACCACCAGTATTTCCAATCTCGGTACAGTTAAGCTGATTAACGGCTTTCTTACACGACGCCGAGTCAACATAGAACATACCAGATGGGCACTTGCCGATTGTTGGCTGGTATATGGGTTTTCCAGTGGCATTATCAATGGGAGCCTCATTGCGATCGGATACAAGTGATAACAAACCACCGATAAAAGTATTGGGACTATCTCCATTAAATTTAGTACCCTCATCAATACAAATGCCGCAGCTTGAGTAGGTCGGGTCGTCTAACTTCGAACAACTATCGCGGGTTTTCAGTTCCATTTCACACTGGCGTGCCTTTACCAGTAAGTCATTGGGTGGAGGCAATTGTACTTTTATGCCCAATGGCTTAGGACCCATATTTGTGGGAGATGCTACTGTTGGTGCAATATCAGGATTGGCTAAACTATGTGTGAGCACTTTGTTGGCACTATTTGTAAGATTATTGAACTGCTGTAAATACTGGGGTATTGTAAGCTTTGCATTTTCATCAATCCCCGCCGGCGCAATAGCAAATGTTGGCAATATAGGATCTAAACTTGCGCCTAGAGCATTGTATTGACGTCTTCCAGCCGTAATCATACCTTTGCGCTCAGATATGTAATTGCCCATATACGTTCTGTAGCCACCCCCGCTAGATGACTGGAACCCCTCCGTCTTTTTGCGTGCGAAGGGTATGATAAAAGTAAAAATAAATACGACCACAAGCAGCACTACAATTACCGTGCTAAGCATGCCTCTACCAAATTACATCAAAATAATATCGGTAGAGTTCGGGGACGAAAGATTAGACATTATCGGGGCGGATGTTGGACGTGGAATCCATATCACGGGTGATAATGCGTAAGACAAAGTTGGTCTGGCGGCTTGTATTGATGAGCGCGCAGCCCGTCTGTACGGTCGCCGCGGTGTTGAGGATAAAGGTGAGACCTGAGGTTGAACCGGTTTTGGCATCCTCCTCCTCGGATAAGAATCCGCCAAAATACGATGGACCCTGATTGCGCGTTGTGCCACCGGTAGTGGCGGCATTGTCAAAACGGTTGCGGATGATGATGACGTTACAGTAGCCGGCATTATTGCGTCCGAGAGTTATGACTGAATTGCCGCCAGAGACGGCAATATATCCCGTGGCAACCACGTATTGACCGGCGGGCTGGTTGATGAAGTTCGTAAAGTCTACGGCACCACTGGCAGTGAGAGTGCCAGACGGCGTCACGGTACAGCCCTGAATATTAATGATATCACCCTCGGATATGGCACTGAATAAGAAATAGTTCGTTGTCTTGATAAAGATATAGGGGTTCTCAGCATTTGTTGCCGTTGCAGCACAGTAATTTGTTGCATCAGTTGTGGTGCCGGTGCCGCCGAAGTTTGTGATTAAATCACCGAGCTGAATGCGGCTAATGAAGAATACATCGGGATCTGGACTGATGAGCTCCGTATTGTGCCGCTCCATACGAATAGATAGTTTATTGAGTGTTGCAAGGGGGGTCGGGGTATATACACGCTGTGTCTTAAGGAACTTGGGAATAAAGCCGGTGTAACCAGTCTTATCGGCAGGGACAGCGCCATTTCCAGCAGAGCCTGCAGGTAAATATGACTGAGGTACGTATAAATCGGAAGACCACGTCGTATCGTACTGAACAATAGCAAATGTATTGTCCTCATTAGGATTTGTGGAGAACGAATTGTTATTGAGCTCCGCAATACGGACGCTTGCAAAGGGCAAGGAGAAGATGTTTACTACACGGCTGGTGTCGTACGTTGGCGTATTGGCAGTTACACGTACAAGCGCTGTTAGCGATTCAATCGGTACAATTGCCTTTACGAATTCAATACGCTGAATATTACGGAAACGCTGCTGAATGGCACTATTGTACCCGAGAGCCCCAGTAGTATTACCGGTATTGAAGATGACGGAGAAGTTGTAGCGATTTTCGGTATTGTTGAGGAGCCAATTACGGTCAGAGCTTGTAATAAAAATATTATGTTCGGTTTCGCGGTACTTAACAACGTCCTCCTGGGGAATGATATAGTCTTGAGGGCGGGGAGCAAGCTGGGGCGGCGGCGGGTCCGCCTGAGGCGGAATAGGCTGCGTCGCCGAAGGTGGTGCCTCGTCGCGAATCTCTAGGCGCGGCGGCATCACTGATGCTGCACCATTCTGGGCGGACTCCACCTTCTTGTTCGGAAACGATGGCGCAGGAGGCGCAATGGGAATACCAAGAGCACGCGCCTGGTCCTCACGACGCTTCGTCTCACGCTGCATCAGTAGCACGGGGTCTTCGTCATCGTCAAGTTCGGGTGCGGGCGCACGAAAATCGGGAATACCGACCTGCGGAATGGGGATAGGGGCACGGGAAGCCATCATGTTATTGTAATTAGAGGCAGTATCCTGGAAAAGGCGGGATGTATCATCGCCGCCACGCGAATAGGTACCAACAGACACCGTGGTAGGGGGCTGTGCCGCCTGCTGCTTGCGGAACCATGCATCCATAGATATCTCAGTTTCACGGATGACTTCGGTAGCAAGGGCGTTCTGCGGCTTATCCTGTCCCTGAACACGAGCGACCTCCGTCATAAAATGCTGAGTGTACTTTTGGAGTTTCTCGTCCACCTTTTCGGGTAATGCCGAAACTCCCATTTTCTTCGCATAGCGCGTGCGTAAGAATCCAACGATTTTGTTGTAGTTTGCTCCGTTTAGAAACAAGTTCTGTTGCGGACCACCTGTTCGTCCGGACATCTTTCTAAACTACCAACATATATCATAAAATTCTAACAGAACGCTGAAGAATTAGATACATAATGTTTTTAATGCCTCTTCCAGAGCTCCCTTTCGCGGTGTCTCTTCGGCAAACATAATATCACGAATTTTATTGACTTGGTCATCATTTACCATATTTTTACAAATGTCTTTGAATTCTTTGCCCTTGAGCAAGCATATAATTACTAGTAAGCAAAATGTACCACATTCGGATGTTTTTCGCTGATGGCGGATATCGTTATAATAGATATTCTTACACCCCTGGTCCTTACAGCGTTTGAGGAGTCGTACAATTTCATCAGGAGGCTCATATCCATACGAATCGTAGTAGTAGGCATTTCCTTTTTCTAAGTCAATGAAGGCACATATCCAATGCGAGCCTGGCTCATCGTGCGGGTCTAGATTGAAAATAATACCAATCTTTGTTTTTCCCTTCTGAGCCGATTCGTTCAAATCCAGCCGGCAGAGTTCGTTGACGATACACTTTCCCCAAGCGTTTTCATCTTTGGCGTCGAAATCAATAGGAACGGGACCGATAAACTCAAAAAAAGGGTAGGCTTCTTCATACTGTTTCATTACGTCTTCGATATTATAACTATCGAGCCAATCGGTAGGCTTTTTATCCCATTTCTTTGGCTTTTCGGGTTTGAAGTATTCTTTTAACTCTTTCTTATCATTGTCCGATATTCCAGGTAGTTTCTTCACTGCACAAAACTCGGTTTCGCATTTGTAGTGTGATTTCATATTGTCGCGTAGTTTTTCCCAGAGCGCATTATCGGGCTGTGTTTCGACACCGGCGTCTTGTTTTCCATTTTTTCGTGTCTTGCGGACGCTTATTTTGTGCCGGGGATGGGTTTTGTTCCACGCACGTGTTAAACGCTGAAGAGCACTATGCGGTAAACAGGTCTCTCCATCCCGGCGGTGTAGTGCCGGATTACATTGGAATGCTGACATTACAGATAGCTCCTTATAGTATAATTAGAAAAAGATAAGCCATTGTAAATGGATACTCCGAATCCGTCTTGTAATATCGGCGTAAAGAAGCGGCGCAGACATAAAGACCCCGTAATCAAGGATGTCTTTTTCCGCCGGTTCTTTGCTCCACTTATTGTATCGATTCTGGTATTATGTGGAGTTGTAGTAGTTATATCAACCCCGCCCGGCACCGGTATAAATTGGCAGGGATTTGCTACGGCGTTTGGTGATACAGCAAAGGCGGTGGTAAAAGGGGGCGCCCGCAGACGATAAAATGCTCATATAATAGAGTATGGCGTTTGATGCACCTTATATGGTCTCGATGGCTATTTGTGGTATGTTGGCGATTATTGTAGGTGTAACATACGGTACACTTTTGCCGAAGGATTCCGCACAGAACACGAAACTATTGGCGATTGTAACCGTATTTAGTTTTGTCGCATCATTGATTGCGTATGCTCTTGCGCTCTATCATTTTAGCCATAATCCTGGGCAAATGGCTCAGTTTATACTTGGAATCGTGATGATTATTATATTACCGTGTACTCTTATTTCGGCAAGTATTTCCACAATTACTATAAGTAATTTACGGGATACGTTAGCCACAGGCGGTCGCTGAGCTGCCGCTGCCGCTGCCGCTGCCGCCGTCTAAACAATTCGCTTCATAATAATCTAATATGATGAAGCGGCTTGATATACCGTTTATGTTTATTGGACCGGCAGGGTCTGGCAAAACAAAAGAGCTCCGACGGCTTATTGAAGAGGAAAATAAGGGAAAAATTACATATCCGCTAGAAACACGTATATTTACAGTTGGCGATAGTTATGAAGCCCGTGTGTTTACGAGCCCATACCATTTCGAAATTGATATTCCGAACCTATCGATGCAGGATAAGCAGATTATTGGCGACCTTCTGACTAGTTTCTTTTCGAGCGGCGATGTGCTAAATAGTCTACGGTCTTCCTCCCGTAAATTGGTAGTTTTACGACGCGCACATAGTCTATCCCTTGCCGCCGCTATTCGTGTCCGTGCGATTATTCAACAGTTTGTTCTACCACCCGAGGCGGCAGGCATGCTCTGGCTTACCGCACGTGAAATTACGGGTCCGCTCGCTCTTTTAGACGATGCATTTGTACGCTACCGTATGCCGCGGATGTCATTACCAGAATGGCAGACGAAAGTCCCGTCCCCTTTCGCAACAAATGCTGCATATGAGAAGTGCGAAGGACGCCCTGAACGTATCGATGAGATTCAGAAGTATTTGCCGAATCAAGTTCCAACCAACTGGCCCCGTCGTATTCAAGATTTTTACGACGAAATGATTGCGTCACTTATTCAGAATGCGCGGTCCGGCAGGAAGCCCGACCTTAAAGTCGTTCAATGGCTAAGGGCGATTGTCTATCAGGCACTCAGTTTCTGCCAAACAGGACCCGAAATTATTGATAGTTGTGCCGCCGCCATTCAGCGCCAGCATACACTGCTAGAGCCACATGTATTCTGGCTAGCGATGAAGTCGTTGACAACCGCCGAGCCGCATACGTCGTACCGTACGCCATTATCACTAGAATCGGCTGTACTCTTTTTGTTCGAAACCGTGAGAACCAATTCATCCTTGCTACCACAAATACAAAAAGACACGCCAGTACAAAATGAGCCAGTCGGCGCTGGCACTGCTCCTCCCGCTGCCACCGTTGAAACCGCAAAGGCAGCCCCAGCCGCTAAGCCCCCACGAGTTCGACGAGTCAAAAAGGCAGATAGCTAGCGGCTGGGAACAACAGACTATATTCTCTTTGTTAGAAAATCCAGGAGTTCAAGGGCTCAAGTACGAGCTTTGGCAGGGAAGTACGCTGTATTTGATTACACCTATTCTCGGCAAGGCTACAGAAGTTTCGCAAACGACCGATGCTATACTTAAATGGTTAGGCGCTGCACCAGGATTTAATATTTATATATGGTTTCGTGATGACCCGCGTGAACTTAAGGCAAATCAGTGGCCGACAAAAGCTCAGGTAAATGGCGGATGGACCACCGTTGGTACACCAAACATTGTGATTTATCGTAGTGAGGAATGGGAGCGGGTACTTATTCACGAAATGATTCACGCAATGAAGTGGGATTGGGATGTTGGACCGACACCGGCACCGTGCTGGAAGATGAATAAGACGGATAAACTCAATCCGCATTTGTTTGAAGCGTGGACGGAGTTATATGCGGAATGGCTAGCGTGTGCGTGGTATGGCAAACCGTGGGCAAAACAGCGTAAGTGGCAGGATTTACAGGCAACACAACTTTTAGCACGAGCCACGCATAAATGGGAGGAAAATACAAGTGTATTTGCGTATTATGTACTTAAAGCCGCCTTAGCACCCCATTTTGAATTTCTATGGGTTTTTGGGCAGGGGAAAACTCCAGAAGAGAAACAGTATGTTATGTGTGGGTTGGTAACGCCAGAATTGGAGCGTTTACGTACTATTGCCAAACAAACGACACTGCAGGATATAAGTATGCGAATGAGTGTACCAGATGTGCTTGATGGGCTAAAACGATGAAAAAATTGACTCCTCTACATCCAAACTGCCGATTCAGCATTCCGAAATACATATTCTATAATTCCTAGAATTTCTACTTCCTACTTCCTACTATGGGCATCCGTGGATTAACAGGCTGGATTCGATGGGCGGCACCATCAGCCATCAAAACGCCCAATTGGGCTTCCTTCGCCAATAAGCGTGTCGGCATCGACATTCTTGGTTTCCTCTACAAGGCGAAATCCAACAAAACACATCCAATTACTTACATTGCGCATCTGATTGCGAAATGTAGGGAATACAATATTATACCTGTGCCGGTCTTTGATGGAAAGCCACCGGACGAGAAACGTGAGACCATTAAACAGCGTAATGAGGCACGGCTAAAGAATGATCAGAAGCGGATGCAGCTTGCAACCGACATCGAGAACGTTGATATGACAAAAGAGCAACGTGATACGCTTACGAAGGAGATTAGCAATCTCACGGCGAACTCGGTCTACGTAACGACGGATGAGCGGGACGAGGTGAAGCGGCTACTGTATGCAGCCGGCGTAATCTTCCTCAACGCGAATGGTGAAGCGGACAACGTATTGGCGTATCTGATGCGGCGTGGTGAGCTGGATGCCGTGATGAGCAATGATATGGACTTGCTAGCACGTGGGGTTCACACAATGATTGTTCCTGAGCGTATGGGTGTTCCAGGCGATACTACGGGCTGGATTGTGTACGAGCTGAATAATATTCTCCATCACGCTGGACTTATGTACTTACAGTTCTTGGAGATGTGCGTTCTTATGGGGTCCGATTATACGAACAAGGCGAAGTCACTGCCGTTCAAGCAATCGTACTTTACCATCAAGTACAAGGGCAATCTTCATAAGGCACTTGAGTCTATCCAGATTAAGGACTATCTTCCGTACGACAGGGCGATTGATATGCTCAATGGACGAAATGAGACAGTGGAAGATTTGATGAGTGAGAAGCAGTGGTTGAAGTGGTCGGCATGGAAGAAGGGTGATAAGGATGCAATCTCTACTGAGACTCCGTATCTAGATGAATTACGTACGAATCATCTGAAGGATATGGACGCCGATGAGTTCGGTAAACTCTTTCAGTCGGATATCTTAGTGCTATAAGTCATTGTTGCTGATGTACGCATGACCATATAAAATGTTCCAATAGTTAAAATAAATAAAATCAAAAAGAGTATTGCTGATAACAGTATATATGGAAAAATACGATTAATAATATGAGAAATAATAGGATCTAACACCGATTGGATTCGCGCTTGATTTTCGGGAGATTTTAATAATAACAGTACTTTATCACCAATATGTTCTGCTAAATCGCCAGTTGCTTCTGTATAACGATCGCGCGAGCTGGTGGCACTCATTGAGATGGGGTGCGGAACTATTTTTCAACGTACATCGCAGTTCAAAACAGAACCAATGTTTGGAGTCCCGGAACGTCGCGCTGATGGCAATAACGTCTATTTTTACGTGCCTATGGCAAAACCCGTCCGTTTAAGCGTACGATTACAACAATCTAAACCTCTTACAATACTTCCCGATCCATCGGTACAGCCAAAGTTTAAGGAACTACAGAGCAAGGTACTAAATGAACTGACAAAGACGGAGACGTTGTTCAAGAACAAGCCGTCATATGAATCATTGGAGCGTATTACGCCGCAGTGGGGTATTATCTATACTGATGACAATAAGCCACAGTGGAATGAGTATACGGCGAAGGAATTTTACTATGATGTGGAGATGGGTGCATATACAAATTGTATCGTTGATTTGGAGTTAATTGGTATTCTAATTACCCGGTCTACCATTTCACCAAAGTTTGCTGTAAAGTTCGTGGAGAAATATACCCAGAGTGACGTGATTGACTTTGATTGGCAGACTCCGGTGAATCCAGCAAAGGAGATTGAGGAGGTGAATGATCTTGAAGCAACCGCTGATACGAACCCCCTAACCTTACGTAGCCCGGCATTAATAGCAAAGGAGAAGACAGACGCAAAAGAGAAAGTAAAGGTCCTCTTCCGGACCGCCGATGAAGCACGACAGCTTGCCTTGGATGCAATGGGAAAGTTTTTTGGAAAATATGAAGTATCCGACGATGAGTCTCAATTCAGCGATTGGATGACCGATGACGACGAGTCAACAAACAGCGAGGCGTAAAAAAAATACAAACAAGGGAATTAGAGAAAATGTCTTCGCGCACGCCACTCCTGGTCGGTCTCGCGGTCTTAGTTGCTGTAGGTCTGTTTTTTGTGTTAGATCCCACCCTTGGCGGACTACTAAAGCGTAAACACCACCGTGAGGGTTTCGAGAGTCCTATGATGCCTATTATCCCTGATACAGGTGCAGCATCCATGACGGGTCTACAGGCAGGCGGCTTTGTTGATCCTGGACAAGTCAACCTTGCCCGTGTAATGAATGCCAATTATAATGCAACACCCCTAGGCACCACGGTAAGCCCCGATACTCCCAGCGAGAACGAGAACAATAACAACAATAATAACAACAGCGAGGGTTTCCAGGACACCCCGTCCCCCATGCCGTTCGCCGCTGCATCTACGCCGTCTAACTGCTATCCTAAGAACCAGCTTGCGCCGCAGGAGCTCCTGCCCAATGACCCTAACTCGAAGTGGGCGCAGGTGAACCCCCAGGGTGCAGGTGATATTGCGGGCAAGAACTTCTTGAACGCCGGTGCGCTCATCGGTGTCAACACGGTCGGTCAGTCCCTCCGTAACGCCTCTTGGGATCTGCGATCGGAGCCGCCGAACCCGCAGGTGAACGTGAGCCCTTGGCTCAACAGCACCATCGAGCCCGATGTCAACCGCCGTGTGCTGGAGATTGCGTAAATATCCCCGTCCCCGTCCCCGTCTTTTTGAAAAAGTTAATAGATTTATCTCTTTCAAATACCAACCGCCAATACAATTTACTTAATTTTTTGTATAATTCTATGCTGATAACCAGTTGTTTCCAGAACTTTCAATTCTTTATAGTCTCCAAATGATAAAAACAGATTTAAATACGAATTTATATTTTCGTGGTGCGTATCATCCACAATAATTATGCCGTTTATTTTCACAAGAATATCTGCATTTTTAATGTCATTTATGATACATTCATCAGAATGTCCACCATCTACGTGAACTACATCATAACATCCGATGAGTGATTTGTTTGCCTCAATCCATTTGGGCATAGTAATGGTGGAATCACCTTCTACATATTCAAAACGAACATGGGGAAACTTGGATTGAATATAGTTCACGCACGGTTTCGTATAGGCGTGATGCCCTATATCAAAAACGGTAAAATCAATGGGAGTCTTCTCACGTCCAAGTACGAGCAACATGGACGAATGTCCTGCATTAAATCCGATTTCGCAAATACGAGTCGTCGCCTGTTTACCACACCAATACAAATTTAGCTGTTTTGTATACAACTCTGGATAGATATAGAAAGTCCCACTATGATAAAATGCATTTCCTTCTAATGGTGCGCCACTATGTGTAACAATTTGTACTATATCCTTTAATATGGTGTTTATTTCACCAGAATGTGATTCGTATTCGTCTGATAAATGCTGCGCATTGAATGCCGACATTGTTTGTTTATAATTATACAAAAAACAAGCCTTAAATCATACCAGTCCCGGTACACCGCCTATATATACAAATCCGACGTAGGAATGATGATAGGCGGACCACCCATACGCACCAACGCCTGGTAGAACGAAATGGCATTCGTATACCGCCCATCTGCATCTACACAAGTCACAACAGTCGCCACTGCTACACCGCCACTAGGTTGCCAGTTCTGCAGAAGAGCAGCCGCCACCTTTGCCGTAAGAACATCTGGTGATTCCGCATACAGCACCATATACTCCATTTACTATTGTTAGAAATACAGAAGTACAAGCACCAACTTCAATTTTGAACATATAAAGTAAGGATATGAACGATTCTATTCTCCCGTGGGCTTTCATGGCGGGCGTAGTAGGTCTAGGCTACGCTGGACTCGCTATGAAGGATTCGAAGTATCCTGTAGCACTTACCAAATCTACGGTAGACGGTGAAATGTATCTTGTCCGTAATCTTCCCGATAAACAGGACGCAGCGGATCGTCTTGCCCGTGTGCGAGGACGCCTTCTCAAACTTCGAGAATATTTGAAGAACAAATATTATGATAAAAAGTTCGTGAAACAAATGATTGATAATTTTGATTGCTCGGCACAGCGTTTCAGCGAATCAACACCCGATGCACAGTATACATCGTACTCGGTAAATAAGGGCGAGCAGATTTTTATGTGCCTAAGGCAGCGTGATACGCAGGAACGACTTGTACAAGAGAATATTATTGTATTTGTTGCGCTACACGAAATGAGCCACGTTGGCACAAGCAGTATTGGACATACACCAGAGTTTTGGAATCACTTTGCGTGGCTATTACAACAGGCGGAAGCGACAGGTGTCTACGAATATACAAATTTCGCAGCACATCCTGTTGAATACTGCGGCGTCCATATTACGGATTCACCGAAATATAAGGAGACTGTGGAAGATGGTTTACACGATTAGACCTAAGAATTCAAAACACAAACCACAGTAGCAATGGACATAATAGAACCGTCCCGGTTGCCTTCATTAGGACCACGGGCGATTACGATACTTTCCCATTTGGATGAGAGTCGTATCGTAAAATTAGATGACCCGCGATTGAACGCTGTTTTTCCGTTTGAGACGCTGTTTAGCCTAAAACAGCGTATTGCGGCGATACTAGGAACAACACCGCCGAACCAACTGTTTATCGCTGTGGAAACAACGGCAAATTATTTCAAGCCGTTGGAATTCAGTTGGCCGTTCCTTCCCTCTGAGGGATTACTTAATCCCAGCGACCCGTCTGTAAAAGGACAGCCAGATAGCCGTATTTATGAAGACGATGCAAAGAAACCGGTATTTCCAACAATTTACAGTGGAATAACACTTGAAAACACACTAGTTACGGCAGCTACGGTTCACGTATGGACGCTGGAATCGCTTTTACAACCGGACCAACCAGTAACAGAGCCTATATTTGAAGGATTTATCAAACTCTATTTTCCGCAACTGAGAGAGACTCCGAAATCTCTACGAATGGTGCCCGCTGCATTACAAACTCTCACCGAGTATCGCAATTATATTGATAAGCGTCTAAACCGTTTGGAACAGGGTGTGGCATCGGCAATCGTACAGGAAGCCGAGATTCCTGAGCTTACACGATTATATATTTATAAATCTATTCTGCCAAAAGCAGCAAATTATACGGCATCGCTCCTAGAATTGAAGTTTTATGAAATGATGCCGACTCCGTCTAAACCTTTTTTAAGATATTTTTCCGCAAACGACCGTATACCATCGATTATAAAGGTCGCGACAAATAAGGACGGAAAACCCTTTATAGAAAATGAGAAACTATTGGATAGTTTGATGGCAGATAAACCGTCAATGGATATGGGAGCAGTTATTCTTATCAAACTTCCTATTGACGACCCAAAAGTGTTAGGTATTTGCTGGACAATACGTATTTACGAAGACGGCAGTGCCGAGATGTATATTGGAGCCCCAAGACGCGGAGTGAGTGTATCTGCAACGACTACGAAGAAGGCGTTTACCATTCTCGGCGAAATGTTGGCGGGGACCCCGTGGGAATCTATTGAGAAAGACAAAATACGCCTCTGTGAGCTCACTGCAGAATACGAATTTAATACAGCATTAGCAGGGCGTAAGCCTGGTAAGGTAGAGCTTGTCAATCGTGTAGATACATTTGCCCCACTATTTTCTATTGACCCGCCATTTGATGGAGAAAATCCGCAAGCCGCCTTAATATTACGATACAAAGCCGTCAGCAATTATGTACAAACGGCGGATCCAATTATGAACTATCTTACTCTTCTGTATCTTAACCGCGGGTCAAAGACCGATGTGGATGTGCCGGCGGGCGCCTACATCAAAGCACTTGTGAAGGAGTTTGGTATAAGCGCAGAGGACGCTGCCCAGGCGGAGGACGACTGGATCAAACGCCATTCGGAGTATGTTATTATGTATAAGAGTGATGCAGGCGACGATTTACGTATTAAGGATTTAGCAATTCGCGACGCTAAGTGTAGTGCAAAGAAGGCGAAGACAACAGAGGAGGATACGACGGTTGCAGCATATAATGTCGGCGCGGCAATTCGTCTTTACAACGAACATCCGAAATATCGTATTTTGATTACGGGCTGCGAGACAACCCGCGATTTAGAACGGATGCTCACACTGATGACCTTATTTTTGTCAGAAAACGCAGATGCCCTTAAGGTAGAAACAAGTGCAAAGGCGGAGACGGCAGTAAAGGAGACGGAGACAAATACTGCAAAGGAAACTGCACCAGAGCCGCCAGAAGAGATGGAGCAAGCATTTGATTACGGATTGATGAATATGTTAGAGGGCACGGATGAGGCGGCTGGCACGGATGAAGAGGAGGAAGAGGAGGAGGAGGAAGAGGAAATGGATGCCGAACCAATAGCCCAAGCCCAGGGTGCAGTAGCGGCTCCAACCGCATTGGCACCAGATGAAACCGTAGAAGCAATTACCAAGGAATGGTATTTGAATAAACTCAAAAGCCGCGATCACGATTTATTCCAATATACCGATACTAGTGAGGCGCGCACAAAGTTATATAGCCGTCAATGCCAACTTACGCAAAATAGACAGCCGAATGTACTGTCGAAAGAGGCGTATCGGCGGGCAAAGGAATTATACGGCGACAAAGTACGCTGGTTAGAGGTCCCGCTATCGCCTGATTTACAAAAAGCGTATGATATTGCGGTAAGTAAGACCGTTGGACAACGTAAGGGAAAGGCAACAAATAAGGAGATTGCAAATATGGAAATAATTATGTTACGAAAGGGATTCGCTCTCAAGGCAGATGCTTCAGGCAAGAGAAGTATTACAGAAATGGATTCGTCGTTAAAGGCAGAAAAAGAGATTATTGACCGTCTTGTTGCAGAGCAGGAATCAAAACCGGTATGGCTGGTCACGCAAACCGGTACGGATGCCAAACATATCAACAATTATATATGTACAGAGTTTTGGTGTGTTCGCGACGATTTACCACTTCTAGAATCGGAGTTTAACGGTACGGTAGGCTATGATGGAAAACCGAAAGCACCGAAGTCGTGCCCTTTCTGCCGCGGAACAGTGATTAAGGTGAACGCTAAGCCCGCAATAGGAGAGACGGTTTTACAGCGTCCTACATCGGCAAGCTCGGGCAAAGTTGCGAAGTATTCGGGATTTTTAGGAGGTTTGTTTCATCCTGATAAATACGCATTGCCGTGCTGTTTTGTCGAGCAAAAACACGTTGCAGCACCAGAGGGTGCTAAACTTCCAGAAATAGCGCAACCAGCAGTAGTACCTCAAGAAGCGCCTCAAGAGGCGGTAGCAGCTGCTCCAGCTGCTCCAGCTGCTCCACAGCCAGTAAAGGATATTGTGAATCGCAGCAAGCCGTTTTCGCCGACCGCTAAAACGTGGTATATTCCGAATCAAAACGTACTAGGTCGTATCAAGTTGGATTGGTTTGAATTAGAGAAGGGGGCTATTGCCGTACCGCCGGCATCGGTCAATAAGTTTTTAGGACAGAACCCTGAGGATTTCTTGACAAAGAATCGCGGCGTAGAGCAGCAGGAGACGAATTCGCATTTGCTACCGTATCGTGATAATACGACGCCGGCACAGGCGTTCGTACGATACGGACTCGGTCACATGCCAAGAGAGCCAGGCAAGAACTTCCTTTCGCTGTTAGCGTGGGCAGAGTATGCTACAAATGAATTTGTAGTCCATAACGACGGCAATGTGATACGGACCGAGGACCAAATGCGGGATTATTTATACGATAAACTTAATGGCACAGAGGAGCCGTTTACTGCACGTGCGTTTGAACAGGCAAACTATGGAACGCTCATACACGAATTTGCATCGCTACAGCAGGAAGGGAAGGCACCGAATGCGGATAAAACGCCAGAAGAATGGTGTAGAATGATGGCACTTCAGCCTGCAGAGGGTGGCGAAATCCCTGCCGCCGCCAAGCAGTTCTATTACGCCTGGCACAAGTTCAAAGCGTATGTCGCCGACACACGAGCGCCAAAAGAGCTCAGACTTTGGGAATCATTGTTAGCAGTTCCAGATTTGTTTACAGACCACGGTATATTACTTGTCCGTATCCGCGTACCAAAGAATAAGAACGAAGATTGTGTCCTCATATGCCCACAGTTCGGCATTTCGGTACACGATAAGGCATATCCGCCCCCATTTATGCTGATTGTAGAGGACGAAGTGACGGGCAATTACGATCCGCTCATCTTATATGACGGTAAGACCGAGAAAGATAAGAAGATGTACGGTATAATTCATTTCCAGGTAGCGGGTAGCATAGATACTTTACCGGCTAAGATACGAGTACCTCTACAGACGTTTGTAGAGGAATATGTTTCGGAAGCGGGATGCGGACGGTCGGTGCCACCCATTCATCCGTGGTTGCCGGTACGTGAAATGGAATTTAGACCACCAAGTATCACCGACCTTAATAGTATTGTAGACCCAAAGCTAATAACGCCAGAAACTCCTGACGGAGTAAGGACTCCTCTGCTTCGTGACCGTAGTAATAGACTTGTAGGCATTCTTAAGGTACAAGAGGACGGTACACGACTCTACATACCGTGTGTAGACGATGGTCTTATTTTGCCACAGTGTGCAAGTATGTACGGCGAGGAATCACTTCTACCTCCGCCAACTTTACAAACCGTTTTTACAACGTATTTTAAGAATCTAGAGGTATGCGATGTTACGTCAGTGATTGCAGAGGGTCTTCTTCCTAAGGTACTTCGTATCAATGAAACAAAGACACAGTATGTAGCACTAGATTTACTCTGCGGCATTACAATTCCGATTAATCCCCTTCCATTGGAAGACCCCGTGCTCAAACAGGCGTGCTATAGCAAACTTACCGCGGAATCGCCACTGTTACTGAAGAAGGGAACGGAGCCGTGGTTTGCGGATTTAGCACTGATGGCACCGCAAACACCCACAAAGTCATTGGAAGCGGCAACAAAGGAGGAGGAATTAGAGGAGGCGTACCAACATTTACGAATCACTTTGTCGGAGTTTTTGTTAACGGAGCCGAAAGGTAAGGCACTTAAGACACAGATTGAAAAGCTGCGACAGGCTAGACGTCGTCTTCCTTTGTTCGAATTACAGCGCCGCCTAGATGCTCTCTTATATCCGTATGTCAATCAGTGGGTGAAGCGGGACGATAAGCGACCGGCGGCAAAGCCGTCCGTGTTACGCCGTGAATGTACGCAGATTACAAAGGCGACCGATTGTGTAGAGGGGTGCTCATGGTCAGAGGGTGAAGCCCCGTTAAGACAGTGTTTGATTCATACGACGGCAACGGAGCGATTTTTGGATCCGGTTCATTTGATGTCGGCACGCCTTACGGACGAGCTCCTACGCACATTTGGTAAAGCGATGGAGATTCTAAATCATACGGTGAGCCGTTTGAAACCACTACAGAGCAACGAATTCCGTTACGAGAATAGTTCGTTGTTGTTTTCGGCGGTTGGTCGTGGTACTCAACTCCTATTCGATATTTTAGGATATAGTAAGCGTCAACCGACCGATTATACTGCAGGATTGACGTATCCTGAGGAGGTAGGATTGGACGAATCATCTATTGATTTGCCTGAGGATTGGAAAGAGTCTCTGTATCGTATTGTAGTAAGCCCGTACCTTTCAAAAGACCCCCGTGGATTCCTTAATGAGGTGATGCATATTGCGAAATTTATACCGGCGGATAAGACATTTGGTGGTGCACAGGAGGAGTGGATTCAACTTGCAAAGTCTATGAATGTAAATGTGCTCAAAACGCATTATAATTCCGTGACAAATAGAATTCAGGTATCTACATCGGATATGATTTCTGAGTCCGTACGGACTAAGGAATCAAACGATGATATTCCAAACTATATTATCTTAGATGTGAATGGCATTCCGCTACAGAATAAGAAGACTACGGGATTTACTTTACGGGAAGACGAGTTGCCGGCGAGCATAAAGATGGCGTTGGATTAGTGCCTCGCTTAGGTCGCTCCCCTACTATTTTACGCTCAACCTGCGGTTGGCGTAAAATAGTCACTCACTTTGGTCGCTCCCCACTATTTTACGCTCAACCTGCGGTTGGCGTAAAATAGTGGGGAGCTTTGAAAAATTGACGCTTACAATCACAACCATTGAGTTTGTAAGTTCCTAGATATGCCTCCACGAGTCCCTAAACCAACTTGCTCGGTTTGTTTTGATCCGTTTAATCAGACAACCCGTGCGTCTACATCATGCCCGCATTGTTCCATTCAGATATGTCGTACTTGCTTTCAAACTTACCTACTCAATGAGGTTGCCGATGTGCCTCGCTGTGTCAATACGGATTGTGACCGTGGCTGGGAGCG